CTGGGTTAGGGAAAGCTACGCGGTAATCCAACAGCCGGATATACCGACGAATCGGCTGGTATATCCGGTGCCGTTCAACACCATTTTCCCCTCCGGCGTGCCGTAAAGGTAGAAACTGGTCGCGCCGCTGTTGTCGGTGCCGCGCATGACCGCGCGGGAATCGCCGGACGGTCTGAAACCCTTCGGGATTGTCTCGTTGACGGATGTGTTGCCGGTCTGATTGAAATTGCTTGTCAGCGTGATATACGCGCAGGCGGTGACAATACGGCCGACACGAACCAGAGTGATATACCTGTCGGAATACGGCATCCTGACTTGGCCCGTGACAGGGGTTAGGGAATCCCACACGTCGCTCATCGGCTTCAACACGTTGAACAATGCGACTGGTGTGCCGATGGTGATGCCGTCCAGCGGGATGCGGTACAAGGGCATGTCGTAGGTGGTGCCCCCGTCCAACGGGCTGGTGGTGTTCACGGCGGGGTCGGTGGGCGTGCCCGTGGTGGGCGTGCCCCTGACCACGACCAGTTTCGCGCTCTCGATGTTCTGCGAGCCCTTCGCATAGCGGCATACGATCAGGTCGTTGCGTTTCTGACCCTGCGAACCGTTGGTGACGATCAGATCCTCGGGCGTGCCTTGGCTGACGTGACGGCCCTGCATGACCAGCTCGCCCGTGCCGATGGTCACCTTGTTCGCCGAAACGACCGTGATCTTGAGCTTGTCATGCACGTTGAGCACATAATCATCCAAGCCGAGAATGCCGGCGTTCAATCCCGCCGCCTGCTCCGCTGTCGCGTGCGCCTTGCCCGCATGACCGGTGACGAGTTCAGCCATTCCGCTTGCCTCCGTTCTGCATCCAACTGTCGAAGCTGTTATCAAAGTCCTTGAGCTTGTTCACATAGTCCGCGTAATCCTGATCGCAAAACAGGTAGTCGTGGACCGTGCCGGAGGAGTCCAACCGGTTGACGTTGTACCACGTCTTGATATCCGGATCGTCCAAGTCCTTGTACCATTTGTGTTTCCCGCACCGGTCGCATTGCATGACCGTCGCATTGTCGATACGCGCCATAATCGGCTCCTTACTGTTTACTCGGCCTCATAATCGACGGACATCACGCCGCCCGAGACCTTGACGATTTTCTTGCTGATAGTCGCGTTGACGGTGATGCCCGTGAGATTATCCCTTGCGGTCACGGTGTCGCCCACGTCAAACACGATGCCCGAATCCTCATGCACGGTGACCTTCACCTCACCCTCGGACTGCAAGTCCTGAAGTTTCTTCTTCGTGTTCTTCGCCAACTCGTCCGCCTCGGCCGACGAATAGTCGTACACTTGGGCAATCTCGTCCAAACCCTTGAACGTCTGGGTTTGGGTGACGTTGCCTTTCGAGTCCGCATACCAGTGGCTGACGATGCGGTTCCTCAACTCGCCCTTGCCCAAGCCGATCATGTGGTTCGGCTTGCGCCACGTGCGCGATGCGTCGAAGTCCAACAGGTCGGAGTCGATGTCGTTCCCGTAGTCGCCTGCCGTCTCCAGCCATGTTTCGACATGGCCTGACCGGTAGGCGACTTTGAGTTTCAAACCGTTCGCTTTCGCCATCGCGCAGACGCCCGTGTATGCGTCCACATACCGTTCGAACTGGTAGGACTTGATGGACACGTCGCCGGACGGGGGAACGACCGCTTTGAACAACGGGGTGAGCGAGACACGGGACAACAACGCACCAAGTATGGTGGAGGCGTTGCCTGACACGGTGAGGTAATCCTGCCCCGAATCCGGGGCGAGAATCTTGTTTTCCAACATGCCATGCCACGTGCGCCCCGAATACGTGAGCGTGGAATCACCACGCTCCAACTGGTCGCGCAACGCATCAACTATCCCGCCGCACTCGGACTCCTCCAAATAGACGAACGCGCCCTGCGGGATGAGCTTGTCCACCGTCAACTCGAAATCGTTCTCGTCCTTGCCCCACGCGCAATCCAACGAATAATCCTCGACCATCATCGAATCCACATGGTTCGCATCGGTCACCACAAGCCCTACACCCATTGCGGTTCGCTCGCCTCCTCGATGATCGTCAGATCGATGCCGAAACCATTCCATTGAGCAGCGAGCTCGCCGGACGGTATCGGCTGGAAGATGTAGCTTCCCCCGTTCTCACCGCCCGTGCGCACACCCTTGGAGAACACGTTCGACGTGTCGCCGTTCTCAGTGGTCAGGATGATGCTTTTCTCACCCTCCACACTGGAAATGGTCACATAGCCGCCCGAGGGAATGTCCATGTCCAACTCGTACCGGTTGCCCCCCAACGTCAACTGGGGTTTCGACACCGGCCCGAACCAGACCATCTCAAACGGCATCGGCGCGGGCATCGGATTCACCACGGTCGTGTTCCTCGCGGTCGGCATATAGTCGTGCGGGTAATCGTGCGGGTAATCCAAATTTAAGCCGGGCTGCAACACATCCGACCAGAAATGCTGCACGTCCAACCGTCTCCGCCACACGCCGTCCAACAGCACGATGGTCAAATCAATGCTGGCGTCCGACGCACGATGATGCGACTGGGGGCTGGTTTTCACGATGACCGCATGCTGCGTCCATGCCGCGCCGGACTCGGCCAGCCCGGTTATCACACCGGGCTGGTTCATCTGAATATCCGCGTCCGTAGCACGCATGAACGCATCCAAATCGGACGGGTTTATGACGCTCATGCTGACACTTACCTCACGAGCCTTGCGTGTAGGCATACCCAATCCACGGTAGGTCAGCGAGTAATCCCATTCGCGGGATCGCAGTCCGAGGGCCGCACCCCACGACAGTTTGGATTCCAAGTCGAACACCTGTCCGGTCACGCCTGACGTGTAGGTCAGTTCGCTCATAGGGCTCCTCTCACATCACGGTTGAACGCCCTCTGCGAAGGCCACGGACTGCTGTTCTCCGAGATCACGGACGGCAGTCCGGCCGCAAGAGCCCCTACCTGTCGGTTCAGTTCGTCCACACGGTTGTTCAACTCGCGCACGCCGGCGTTCAAGTTGCCGTTCGCTTCGACGTTGACAACAGGGTTGACCTCGATGTTCCACGAGCCGTTCGCCGTGGATACGCGGCCACCGGTCGCATACGCCTGAGACTTCCTGCGAGCGTTCAACGCGAACGCGGACGGTTGCATGGCTTTCTCCACACTGCCGACCGCGTTCAACGTGTTCAGGAAACTCCTGCCATACAAGGCGTCAATCTTCTTGACGGCTGCGGCACGAAGCACCATCTCACCATTGGACAGCATCGCCGGAATCGAATCAGAAGTGGAAGTACCGGGACCATAGATACGACCACCGGTAGCATGACCGCCACCCCCGGATATCGTGTCGATGAAAGCCGTCCATGTGCGACCAGCGATTGACCGCAGAGTGGATAGCAGGTTCGACGCGACATCCAAAGCGTTGCCCATCGCATTCAACGTCGTGGAATGATAGGTGGGCACCTTGCCGATCATGCTTCGTGCCGTTCCGGCAAACGATGGCGTATTGCCGAGACCCGTAAACATGGACAACCACTGCTGAGGAATATTCCGAACCGCATTATTGGCGATGTTGGAAAACAGCGTCGTATTGCCGGAACCAGTCAATATAGACTGCCACTGCTGAGGAATGCTCTCAACGGCGTTCTTCGCGATACCGGATGGGCCACTGGTGCCATCAAGTCCGAACAGCCACGACCACCATTCATGGGGAACACTGAACACGTTCGCCTTAGCGGACTCGGTGCCCTCGCTGGTGTTATCGACGGCGCTGACGAGAATATTATTCTCAGCGAGCTTTTCACCATCGGACTCCCTATAGGAGGCGAGTTTCACCTGAGCGTCATCATCGTCGGCGTCGATGTTGAAGCTGACGCCCTTGGCGGCGGGAACCTTATTCTTCTCCACGTCCTTTATCTTGCCGGAAGCGTGGTCGATACAGTCGAGAATCCACTGTATCTGCTCGTCGGTCAGGTTCAGATAGCCGAGCTCGTCCCTGACCTTCTGCATGCGCTCCTCAGCGTTGCCCTCACCTGAGAACAGCCACTTGTAGGCTTTCTTGGACATGCCGAGAGCAAGAAGATTCTCCTTGACCTCGCCTGTCTCCCAGCGAGCATTGCCCTTCGCGTTCAACAGCAATGTGAGGTCCCTCTCGGACAAGTCGCCTTTCATCAGCTGCTCAACAAGACTGAGAACACCGTCCAACGTGGTGACCACTCCAGCTTCACGTAGCCGGATAACGATCTCTTTCTCACCATCGGTCAGACCGGATATGCCCTGCACGAGCTTATCCACCGCATCTTGGGCGATTTCCGAATGAGCGGTGATCGTGGTACCCACATCAGAGGGAATCAGACCAAGCGAATCAGCGTACCTTTCAGCAGCTTCCTCACTCATGCCAGCGGCCTGAGCCTGCTGCACGATGGCCTCACGCGCCTCATAAATGGAGTTTGCGGCCTTCTGCGTGTACTCCTCCACCTGACCGTTCTTCTCACCATAGGAGAGAAGCTGATGGGCGGACAGCAACGCGGTAGCGGCCACATCCTTCATCGCCTTGTCGGTGCGCACATAGGCGGCGTTGTTGGCGTCAGCCAGTTCGCCGTTTTCCTTGAACGCCTGACCGTTCGCCTTGACCGTCGTGGCGAGCGAGCTGAGCTTGTCGGACAGCGCGGAGGAGGAATCGGAGATCTGTTCGAGGGAACGCAGATATTTCATCTGCTCCTTGACGGATTTCTCCAAGCCTTCCTTGTGCTGCTTCTTCAACGCCTGCAACAGCGTGTCGGCGGCGATGGCGGCATCGGTCTGCTTCTCGACCATCATGCCGTACTGGTCGCTGGCCTTGTATGTCTCCTTGCTTTGCGCCTCCAACTGTTTGACGAGCTTCTTGTAGCCGGCCTCGTTGCCGCTGACCGCATCGGTCAGCGTACTGGTATTGATACCCAGACGTTTGGCCGCGTCGGCTGCGGACGTGTAGCCGCCGCTGACCTTGACGAGCCATTCAGTGACCGCGCCGCCACCGTCCTTGCCGAACAGGAGCGACGGGTCATCCCACTGTTTCGTGGTCTCCGACTTGAAATCGTTGAACGCGTCCGCCGCCTCCTTGGCGTTGGACTTGATGCCCTTCATGCCGTCGATGACCTTGTCCATCGCCTGCTTGGATGCTTCCGCCTTCGTCGTGTAGTCGGATATCGCATTGCCGATGACGGCGATGCCCGCGCTGATTCCCAGACCGGCAACCGTCGTCCAGCCGCCGAACGCATCCCACAGGTTCTTCACGCCGGTCTTCAACGAACCGAACCTGCCGGACTGCTGTTCGGCCTGCTCCCCGGCCGAACGGATGGAGGCGATGGCCTGACCGTTCGCACCGACCAAGCCGCCCATGTCCTTGGAAGTCTCCTTGGCAGCGTTCCCCGGAAGGAGCAGCTTCTTCGAGTTAGCTTCCGCCGCCATGCCGAGGGAATTGACCTCGCTGATGGCACCGGACAGAATACCCGCATAATTGCCGGAACGCAACTGGTTCATCGCCTTAATCAGGGTGCCCATTTTCACGGACGCCTGTTCGGCGCTCAAACCCAGTTCGCTGAGCATCTTCTGGTATCGCATCGTGGACTGGATGTTCTGCAACATGCCGGTCTTCAACGACTCGAACGCCGTCTTGCCCGCACGACCGAACGTGGCCCACAATGTGATGATGCTTTTCACCGGCCCCGGCAACGAGTCGAACGCTTGGGCCACGCCGGTGGCACCCTTGGCGATGGTGCTGATAAGCGGGCTCACGGTACGCAAAGCGGACGCGAACGTGCCGCCGAACGTGCGCGACAACTGGCCCACCATGCTCGCCAAATCGGAGAACATGGGGCCCGCGTCACCCACCGCGTCAAACACCTGGCTGAACCCGTCGCGGACACCGGAACTGAAATCGCGGATTCCACCACCGGACTGCTGCAACACGCGACTCAACCCAGTGATGCCCTCGCCTACGATCTGGCCCGCGTCACCGAACACCGCGCGAGTGGTGTCCTTCAACGAGTACGCGGCGTCGCCAATATCCTTGAAAGCGTTGCGCATCTTGTCCTGCGCGTCCTGCGCACCAGCGCTCCAAGCCTCCAAAGTCTCTTGGAACTTGATGGTGTGAACGGCCTTGTTGGCTTTCTCCAAAGCCTCGGAAAAACCTTGGATACCGTTCTCGGTCTTCGCCAGAGTACCCAACGTGCCCTCAAACACGCCTATCAGGTCGAACACGGACGATTTCAGATAGCCGCCCTGTTCGATGGCCTTTTCCATCGCCTTAGAGACTTGACCGGTACGTTCGGCGGTATCCACCCAGTTCGCCCACTTCTCGGCCACGTCGGAAATGTAGGAGGCCATGCGGGGCAGATACTGGCTGGACTGGTCGCCCAAGCCGAGGAACGCGCGGGCCAGTGACTGCAAGCCCGGGTTCAGTTCGGACACCGCGAGACGAGTGTTCTCGAAGATACGCGGTAGTTGGTCGGCCTCGTTCGACTGGCGCACCACGTCGATAAGCCCGTTGAGCACCTTGCCTTCCTCGACGGCGATACCGTTCAAACCCTTGGACAGTGAGGGGGCCACGTCGTTGGCGAGACGGTACAGGTTATCCCCGTACTCGTTCCAAGCGTTGTCGCCCAACTCCTTGTTCAGGTTCGCCAGCGAGGTCTTGGTAACATCGAACTTTTCCTTCAAATCACCGAACACCCGGTAGCCCACGTAGCCTGCGGACGCCAGACCAGCCAACGCGGCGGGAGCGGCCAACGCGGCCTTGCTCATGGACACGAGGCTGACGCCGACACCACCCGCAGTGCGTCCCAGGTTCAGGAGTCCGGCACCCAACGCGGTGACGCCGGCACCGAGAATCGACCACTTGGGAACCACCTTGTCGAGCTTGTCGAACAGGTTCACAAGACTGTCGAACTGGTTCTGCACGCCCTTCAAACCGGTCGCACCACTGGTCATGCCGGAGAAAATCTTGCCAAGGTCAGTGCCCTTGAAATTAGCGAAGATGTCGATGGTGCGGGGGCGGGTGAAGTAGGCGAGATGGGCTCGGGCCAACGCGGTCTCCAAGTCCAAATCCATCTTCAGCTCGTCGTTCTTGTCCTCGAATTTCTTCAGCTTCTCCTCGGCGCGATGCATTTGCAGGTCGAGGTCGGCTTCAAGCTCCCAACGACGTTCGGGATTGGCTTTGATCTTGGCGGCGGTCTCACGCATCGACGCGATGATTCGTTCCTGATCGACCTGCCAGTCCACGGGAATGTCGAGGCGCGTATGACGCAGCTTCTCCAACCGGGCTTCGAGCTTGTCGGCGTTGTCCTCCCACACCTTGACGCGGACGTTGACCTCATGCTCCCGGTCGAGTTTGGCGCGCAGCTTCTCCGCGTCATACATCAGTTCCGCGTATTTTTTGTCCCATTGGGTCTTATCCAATGTGGCTTTGGCGGTGATCGGCTTGCGGGATGCGAAGTCGCGCAGCTTCTTCAGCTGGTCGAAGGTATTGTTGAGCTCCTTGCCGAGGTTCTTGTCGATGCCCATGGGCTTGAACTTCTGGAACGCGGCGGAAAGCGCGTTGATCTGGGTCTCCTGCTCGTCGAACAGGCTGGTCAGTTCGCGGGCGGTCTTGCGCTGCTTGTCCATCGTGCGGCGCGAATCGTTCTGTACCGCGTTGAGGCGTTTGACGCTGGTTCCCGTGTCTTCGAACACCTCGGCCAACGCCTTCTGGCCGGCCGTGAGCTTCGACAGCTGCTGGAGCTGCCTGCGGTTCAGCTTCTCGGACTTCTCCTCAAGGTCGAGAATCTTGTTCAGGCCGGAGAACAGCCGGTCGTTCTCACGGTTGAAGTCTTTGAGCCGCGCCTTGCGCATGAGCTCGGCGTCCGAATACTTGGAGATGGCGTCGGTCGCCTTCTCCCACTTCTTGGTGTTGGAGTCGATAAGACGCTGCTGGGCCGCTACCTTGTTGTCGAAATCAGCGGAGAAGAGCTTGTCCTGCGCCTTCTTGTTCTCCGCTATCTCCTTGCCTACCGCCTTCAGGTCGGCTTTCAGGCCCTTGAGCTGTTCGCGCAGCTCGGGGATGCGACTGTTCTTGTACCAGTTCGCGGTGTCGATGTTCCCGGCCTCGCGCAGCTCCTTCATCTTCTTGATGGACCAGTCAAGGGTCTTACTGACATCGGCTTGGCTGCGGGTCAACTGCTCCTGACGTTTGCGCCCGTTCTCGATGGCCTCCGCGTACATGTCGTAGGCGGCGTGCTCGTCCTTGATGAGCATGGTCTGCCTGCGGGATGCGGCCGTGGCCTCCTTGTCGTAGAGGGCGCGTGCCGAACGCATGCGGGAGAGACTGTCCTGAAGACTGTCGGCCACGGATTTCTGCGACTTCTTGACGAACGCCTCCGTCTGGCCGGCGGTCCGCTTGATCTGGTTGGAAAGCCGGTGAATCTTCTCATTGAACGACGTATCGTCCAAGTCGAACCTGCTGGTGACCGGCTTCTTCTCCCACTGCTTCCGCTGGGCCTGCATGGCCTTGTCGATGGCACGCAAGCCGGACGGGTCGCCGTCGATCTTCACCACGTTGGTGAGGGTCTTGCCGTCAAGGTCGCGCATCTGCTCCTTGGCGCGTGCGACGCCCTTCGTGTTCACATCAACGGTGACCTCGGGGTGGCGAGAATGCAGTTCCGCGTTGAGAATCTTCCAGAAATTATCGGTGTCCGGGCGAATATCGACGCCGACCGCGCCAGCGGAATACAAGGCCATGAGAAAACCTCCGGGAGGATAAACGAAAACCCCTCGTGGAATGCGAGGGGTTTTCTGCTAGAAACTGTTGCCGCCGAACACGGCACCCAACATGCCCGTGATCTGGGCGAACGACTTGCCCGCCGTGGAGAACGATTTCGGCCCGACCGAATCGGGCTTGACCACGGTGCCGGGCGGATAGACGGGCTGCGGCTTCGACTTCTTGTCGCCCATCATGCGGGCGATCATCACGCGAATCATCTCAAGCTGGTTCGTCATGCTGAGCATCAGCATCTGCGACTGCCCGTAGGTGAGGTAGGAAAGACGCGGCATGCTTTTCGCGTCTTCCCGTGGGAGTGGATGGTGTTCGGCCATCCACGCGCGGTACAGGCTCCCGTCAACGCCCTCCAAACCGTCCAGCAGGTCGCACAGCCATGACGGCTCCATGCGGCCCATACTGGCGGGGAGGTTGATGTTGTAGAAGCGTTGGAAGTCGGCCGAGACCGCTACTCTGCATTCTCCAAGCGCGTCTTGGAGGCGCTTGATTTTCCCAGTGCCACCGAATAGAACGTGGTCAGGGGCACCAGCAGCACGTACAGGTTCTCCAAGGTGCGGCCACGGGTGAACTCGTCCCACTGCTTCTCGTCGGCCGCGATTTCGCGGTAGAACATGTCCGCGTACTGCACGATCTCGGCCATGAGGATGACGGCTTCGGACTCGTCGTACTTCGGCTTCTTCTTCGGCTTGTCGGCCTTATCGTCGTCGAAGAAGCCCATGTCGCCCAGTTTCCCGTTGCGTTCGGAGATGCGCTGCCATGTCACCGAGAACTCGGCGGACTGGGCCACGTTCAGCTCCTGCGGCTTCGCCATGTCGGGCAGTCCCGCGAACAGCGGCTGCTCCTTGAGCTCGTCCCATGTCTCCGGCATCTTCGCGTTGTCGGTCGTGTTCTTAGTGTTCTCTGCCATCATCGGCTCCTATCCGTGGAAAAGAATGATTCTGAAAAGCCCTATCCGTGGAAAGATGGGGTTCCTTGCCGCGCGGATAGGAGACGCGGCAAGGAAGAGACGGGTCAGACTGTGAAGTCGGACGGCGCGAAGTAGGCGACGGACGTGAACTTGCCGTTCTTGTCATGCGGAAGCGTGCTGGATGTCTTGATGTTCGCCTGAGCGGAGAACTCCACGAACGAATCCGTGGAAAGAGCAGGCAGACTGGAGAACGCGATGTCCGAGTTCGGCAGCAGCAGGCCGGCACGGCCGGTCGTGTTCGTGTCGGACCACAGGATGAACAGGGACTTGTTGATGGGGGTCTTCTCCAAGGAGAAGGCCACGCCGGCGCCGGTCATATCGACCGCGTTGTAGAAGGTCTTGAACGTGCCCTTGTCGCCCTGCACCGAATTGAACGTCACAGTGCCGGTGGTCTGGGCGTACTGGGTGCGGAACGCCGCCTTGAGCCAAGTGCTCAACGTGGTGGCGTCGCCGCCGTCCAACGCGAACTCGGGCAGGTTGTCGTTCGACATGTGGCCGAGGTTCGTCCACATGCCGTCGCCCACGCCCACGGTCGCCGCCTCGACGGTGAACTGCTTGAGCAGTGCGGAGGTAATGATGGTCTCGGCCTTCGCCATGAAGATCGTTCCTCGGACGGCGGTCAACACGCCGTCGTCGTGGATGCCGATTTCGTCAGCCATATCGTTTTCCTTTCAAATATGGAAAACCCCGCAGCCGTGCAGGCGTGCGGGGTCTGATTGTGTGATTGATGGTTTTTCAGATAAGGTCAGCCGCGTGGGGACGCGGCCTGTATGCGTTTCGTGGAAGTCCACGCGACGATGCTTTTGGAACTGGTCATGTCGCCGGAAGACCGGGACTCGAAACCGGGATTGTCCACTATCCGCCCGATCTTCCCATAGTCGGTGCCGGGCCGGTAGGGCCATGCGGATATGCAACGGTGCAGCCATCCGCAGATGCGGGCCACCCGTTCCGGGTCACGGCCCAGCACCGTCAAAGACAGCGTGTACTGCCATATCCAAGCCTTCAGATTCCAGTCGGGCTGCTCAGGAGCACCGCAATGGTAGAGAATCACGTCATGGGACAACAGGAGCGAATCCGTGGCGGGCGTGACCTCCGGTTGGATGACCGGCCTGAAATCACGGTCCTTCCATTCGACGGCGTCCAGGTAGGCGCGTGTCATGGCGACCGCATCCAACTGTTCCCTTACGGAAAGGTCAAATATCGTGGGGTCAGACATATTTCGCTTTCGACATGATGAACAATCCCGGCATCCAAGCACTCGGGCTTTTGATGCCGTACTTGTGTTCCAGCCACCGGTTGAAGTAGCCGAACTCAAGATGCGAGGCGATTTCCGAACCGTCACGGCCTGTCACGCTCATGATGACGGCGGTGTGCGTGCCATGCGCGTGAGTGCTGATGTCGATGCGGTCGGCGACGGACGAATGCTTCGCCTTCATGTCGGCCAGCGCCTTCGCCTTCGCCTCGACCTTCTCCGCCACGGGACGGGTCGCTTCGGCTCCGAACAGTATCGCCATGTCACGGTTCAACACCCTCGCGGGCTTCAGTTTCACGTACCCCATGTGCGGCTCCCCTCGGGCGGGACAGGCGGTTTCAACCCGTTGTCCTCGGTCGCATGGCCGATGCATCTCGCGGTGATGTTCCAATGGTGGGCGGCATCCGAGGCGTGACGCATCTCCATAGGCGGGCCGTCAACCTCGTAACAGGCGTTATCGAACCAGAACTGCGTGTTGATGTCCCCATGCCATTCCGGCGCGAGAACGGTCGCCAGAGCATCCTCACGCAGGCCACCTGTTGATTGCGGCGTGGTATCCTGCGCCCAGTTCTTCGAAAACGTGCTGTTCTTATTGATTCGAGGCTCGAACGAGCAGTAACAGTAGGAGGCGTCCCCATCCGGCACCGTGCCGGCACCGTAGGGTGTCTCATACGGTTTCATCGGCTGCACCACGATCATGTCGCGGTGCAGAAGATCATCCGTGATGCGGGGTTCTGTCTCCACATCATCGAACAGGTGGGGCTCCTCGGGCTGCTCCCCGTCATACAGGTGGCTCATGGTCAGCCCCCGAAGCCGGGGTCGAAGCCGAGGCTGATGTGCCCGCCGCCCTGCGAACTGGTGTAGCCGGTGAGTATGGCCTTTTCGTCCTTTGCGACGAACAATCGGGGACTGGGATTGTAGCCCGGAGTCACCGGCTGGTCATCGCGCCGCGTGTACGAGTAGTTGCCATTCGATTCGGCATTGTACTTGTATTGGCGGGCGAGACGGAGAACCATATCGCATACCACGCCGGCGAAGTCCGATTCGCTCAGACGCCGCCTGCGCAGCCGCGCGTACACGTTCGGGCATTCGGCCATGCACAGCAATGCGGCCTTACGGCACTGCTGCTTCACCCACGAATCGGGGAAACCGGTGTCCTTGTCGAACAGTTCCGGCTCCCCGGTCGCGTTGAGCCGCATGTACTTCAACCAGTCGATGTTGTCGATAAGCGTCGTGGACATGCTGGCTCCTTAAGCTCAGCCGTTGAGGACGGTAGCCTTGAACGTGCTGTTGGACTGGACGAGAACCGGCAGCATCGTGCCGTTCACGTAAGCCTCGTAGCCCGGCGTGGCGGACGGGATGTCGAGAATGGCTCCAATCGGGCCGGCGTCGTACTGGCGGCTGATGCCGTACACGGTGGACTGCTTGGCTTCGGCGGTCGGGCCGAGAGCCGTGTAGCCGAGGCCGGTGTCGTTCAGGCCGGGCAGCAGCAGAACGGTGTTCTCCGGGAAGAAGGAGGCCACGCCGCCCGGCAGAATGATCTTCTGCTGGCGGGCGAACTCCTCATACGTCTCATCAACGAGCAGAACGTCGCTGATATTCGCATAGGAGGAAAGAACGCCACGCACCTGGGCTTCGCCGATGAAGGCGGGCAGCATGTCCGACTGGGCCTGACCCGCGTAGAAGTACTTCATCACGGCGGCGTTCTCCATGAGCGTGTTCATGACCTTGCGGGTCGTGACCATGACGCGCGGGCGGGTGCCCTCGGCCTTGTACACGAGGTCGCTCCATTTGCGCAGGTCCTTGATCGGGTCGCTTGCAGCGTTGGACCACAGGTTGTTGTCCTTGAGTTTGACGGCGAGCGAGGCGTCTCGCGCGTAATCCCAGTTGGCGGTCAGGTTCGACTCGCCGATGCCGAGCTTGGCGTCCACGGCGACGGCGACGTTGGCCTTCTCCGTACGGTAGGCCATTTCGGTGCCGAGGCGGGCAAGTGCCTCACGCAGCTCGTCGGAAGCCTCGGTGGCGGTGGCGGCGACACGTCCGGCTGCGATGTCGTGCTCGCTGATGCGGTGGCGCTTGCGCAGCGGCAGCATCTCCGTATAGGATTTCTTGCCGCCACCGGTGGTCTTGTCATACGGGGCTTCGCTATCCCATGTCGAATACTTCATTTCCTCGACCTCGAAGCGCGGCTGGTTTGGAACCCAGCTCACGTTCAGGCCGGTCGGGTTCATCACATCCGGCAGAATCTTGCCGAACGGCAGAATCTCGCGCGTGGACTGATATGCGCCGAGCACGATGGCCGACGCCTCGGCGGGCGTGATGATGTCCTTGTTGATAAGGGCCATGATGTTCCTTTCGGGTATAAAAACCCGCCACATGGGGCGGGTTTCAGAAACGAATGATTAAGGTCACTTAGCGGCCATGACGCCGGCAGTGCGCAGATTGGCGAACAGGGTGTTGACCGCAGTGACGATGGCGGCGGCGTCGGCACTGGTTGCGAGGTTGGCGACGTTCGCGGCCTGCTTGACGCCACCCAGTGCGCTTGCAGTGGCGTTGGGCAGTTTGTAGGCCGGAGCGGTGCCGGCAGCGGACGGGGACAGCACCGTCACATCGCCGCCAGCGTCCTTGTCGTAGTCGAGAATAAGGCCCTCGAAAACGGTGCTTTCCGCCAGTGTGACCGGCAGGTTGTTGCGGTCGATGACGGCCATGTAGCGCACGCCAGCGGTCGGATACTGGTCCTCGAAGCCGGAGCGCGTGAACACCACGTGCAGCTGGCTTTCAAGGAAACCGGCGACCTTGAGCTGGCGGCCATCGGCGGCTGTCGGGTCATACGGGCCGAACAGGCCGGTGCTGGTGACCTTGGCGACCGGAATGCCGGACTTCAGCCAGGCGTTGAAATCATCCGGGTCGATGGAGGCGAAGTACTTCTGTTCCTTCTCCTTGTCGCCGGTGAACAGGCTCAGGTCAAGCTGCGCCTCACGAATGCCATCGGTGATGCGGTTGATAAGCCAGGACTGGTCGTCCTGCGGCACCGTATAGCCGGTGGTGTGAACCATTTCCACGGGTTTAGCCATTGGGGTTCTCCTTACTTTTTGTCGTTGTTGATGGACGCGAACTTGCGCCCGTAATCGTATGCGGCAGTCAATCCGCCACTGGCCGTCGAACCTTGAGGATGAGGCGCCGTATGGCTGTATCCCTCCAATACGGAGGCGGGCAGGGGCTGCTGCTGTTCTTCTTTCTTCCCCTCGTCGGCAACCGTTTCGGTCTGCGCGGGAAGAATGAACTGGGATGCGTTCTTCGCCCACTCCTCGATGGCCTCGGCGTCCGCGTCCTTGGGTGCAAGGGCGGCGAACACCTCATCGGTGAGCTGCGGGTATGCGGCCTGCGCCTTGAGCTTGGCGATCTGGGTCTGAGCCTGCGCGTACTGGTGCTCCACGTCGGCCAGCTTGCTTTCCGCATCGGTGGCGCGCTTCAGGTTCGCGTGGCTCTTCTTCTCGTTCTCGCGGCTCATGGCCTGCCACATGGACACCTTGTCGGCAAGGTCGTTGCTGTCGGCCTTAGGCGTGGTGTCGTTCTGTTCGCCCGTTCCGGGCTCACCGTCCACGGTCGTTCCGACGATGGGGGTGTTTTCGTTGTCAGCCATCAGGGATGGTTCCTTTCAACTTGGTTGCTGTTACGCGGCAAGGCGAAGCCTCGCCCTGAGTTGTTGCGCGAACGCAAGGTTTGACGCCAGCGCCTGTTTCAGGTGCGGCGAAGGTTCGAAATGGTAGGTGTGCTCCTCGTAGCGGAAGTGTTCGGCCTCTCCGGTCGATTCGACCTTCCGGTAGTATGCGGTGAACACGTTGGCTCTCTCCAACATTCGTTGAATCTGCTCCCGTGTCATATCCGCGTCGGGCTGATGCCAGTCCACGTCCTTGCGGGGCTTGACATCCTTGGCGCTCAATACGGGGCCTATCTCGCTGTTGGTGAGGGTAAGCACGCGGGTCTGCCGGAGTTTCGCGGATGCGGTGCCGCCCGCCTCCTTGTAGATGCGTTTCAGGTCATCGTCGTTGAGTCTCAGACCGGGGTCGTTGTCTCCGACGATGGGGAGCACGGTGCAATGGCAGTTGCCGTGCAAAGGCATGAGCGCGGCTATCGAATACACCCTGTCGGCTGCGACCACGCACAAGCCGCACGTGCCCGTCTTGGACAGTTCCGGGTGGATGATGCGCCGGTATCTCGTGACGCCGGACTTACGGTATCGTTCCAACGTGGCATGGGTTCCGGCGATCATGGAATCAGTGTCGATGATGTCGATAAGACGCTCGTTCGCCTCTTCCAGCCACCTGTCAACGGAACGCTGCGCGTCGGCCTCAAGGTTCTCCCACGCGGACGGGCGCAAGTGAGGCTCCTTACTGGAAGCGTCCCTGTAGGATTCCACGGGGCGGAGCATCATCTTCCACGGGTCCGTGTTGTCCCTGACCACCTCGAACTCCGGGAGCTGACCCTGCGCGGTGGCGCCGACAAGTCCGAGCGCGATGTCGGCATAGGCTATGCCAAGTCGGCGCATACGCTCCACGAACGCCATATACCGTGAGGTCAGGTTAGCCGACGCGCCCTGCGTGATGGCATCGTTCCACCAGTCGGCGGGGGACAGGCTCTGCCACATCTTCCATGCGGCGGTCACGTATTCCTCGACCAGTCGGGCGCGTTCGCGCTCGTACCGGCTCATGCGCTGGTTGAGAATCTGGGTGATGTCGGCCATCAGAACGTCTCCACGCCGTCGAGACTGGTGACGCTATCGGAAACGCCGTCGCCGTTCTCGTCGCCGTTCAAACCGTTAACGGCGGACTGGGTGGTTTCATCCCATCCGGTCGCCGGCTGCACGGCGCCCTGCAATACGGGCTGACCGGCCGATTGGTCGGAGAATGTCAACTGGTCGGACATGCGATTCATGTCATCCTCGGCTATATCCTGAGCTGTGAAACCGAAGTCATGGGTGAGAACCGTGCGGCGGGCCATCAGACCGGACTGGTATTTCAGCTGGCCGGATTGGGCGAGTTCCAGACTGCTCGTGGACACCATGGGCTTCCACATCAGCTCGAAATCGTCCTCGGCGGCGCTGCCCTCGCCGTTCAACGTCAACGCCATGCGAATCATGCGTCCGATGGCCTCGGACGCGAGGGCGTTCAGGTTCTCGACCTTGAACCGCAGCGTCTCGCGCTTCAACTCGGCACCGTTGGCGGAACCCTGCACGTCAGGGCTGAGAATATCCAACGGGATGCCGGCAGTGGCCGCAAGATGCTTGATGTCGGCGTTGATGACGTTCTGCAAGCCATTCAGATCGGTGGTCTGAGACTCCCATATATCCACGCCGTCCGGCAGGTTCCATAGTGCTGCGGGACCCATGGCGAACCTTTCAGAAAGGTCGATTGGGTCACCCTCATCCTTCAAGCCCTGAATGACCTCGATATCCTCAGGGCCGTATTCAAGGTTGATGTCGCCTTTGATGGCGCGTTGGCGGAACGCCTGCATCATGGTTATGCACAGGCGGTCGAAAATCTGACGGTCGATACGGCGCAGAGTATCAAGAAAAGGCTCGAACATGCCCATGCCGTCCGGCGTTGGCAGTTTGACCACCGGAAGGCTTTCGCAGGCTAGAGCGTAATCGTAGGTCTCATCGCCCTGTGCCCACTCCCAAGTGTTGCCCGGCTCCCATGCCTTGCCTTCTATGGCGAGCTGTGCCACGGCCTCGTCATCGTCGGGGTCAGTCACCGTGCGTTCGCTCTCGCGCGTGGCGAGCTTGGAATACACACGTTTGATATTGCCGGCTTCGTCGCGTTCCATGCTGAACAAGCGAATGTTCTCGACCCCATCACGGGCGTCATAGCTGTAATGGATGGCCGAATCTTCATCATCCGACATGTAGCAGCACCAAGGGCTCCACGCCTGCACCAGCTTCTTCCCGCGCCCCTTGTTCACAAAGCCGTAGGAGGCGCCGTAATCCGCAGTGTCGGGGAACAGGTGGCAGCGCAGCAGCGTGTCCATCATGCAATCCCGGTACATGGCGTCGGCGGCGGTGTCCTTCACCTTATCGTCGGATATCTTGCGGAAACCGTTCGGACGCTGACGGTCGGTCACGCTTTCGCTGATACGGCGAGCCAGATTCAACGTGCCTATCTCGCGCATGGTGCGGTACACGGGAGCCGCGTTCGGGCTTGTGCTGCCGGGCACGCTCGTGGAGTCCACAAGCTCCTTGCCGTCCTTGTACTGTTTCAGAACGGCGAGCATGGGAAGCCTGCGCCCCCAAGCCGTAGCAAGCTGGGTGAGGTTCCAGGCATCCGTATCCTCGACGGTCGCGTTCCTGATGGCAAGCTGCACGTCGGGCATGGGCTAACCTCCTAATAGATGCGAATGGGCGCGCGACGCCTCTTCTCCTCGGCTATCTCCAGATAGCGGGCGCGTGCGCGGTATGCGAGAATGCCCGCGACGCAGGCATCGATCTTGTTCGGGCTGGCCGGTGATTCCTTGAGAATCTTGTAGCCATACGATTTGTCCACCCGGCGCGGATGCCGGAAATGGTTGACGAGCCTCGGGTCGGCAAGCAACGCGATGCTGTTCAACGCTGGCTTTCTGCCTTCCGGCTCCTCATACGGGTAGCGGAAACCTGTGGCCGCGTTCTCCGTGGCCTGATACATCTCGTTCTTCCAGTTGTTCGTATAGAACTTGACGAGATCGCCGTTCTTGCGGGGGCCGACCTTCAGTTTCTTCCCGTAGTCCTTCTCCCAAGCGCCTATCATCGACTCGAAGAAGGCCGCGTCGGCAAAGAAGCCGACCACGTTGTACTTGTCGAGCATGTCTCTGGCGGCTTGGTCGAAAGCGTCACGGTCAACCCTCCACGTGGCCTTCTCCGGCCCGTCCGGGCATTGCTCCAGCTTGATAAGGAACAGCATGCCATCGGACACCCTGCAACCAACGAGGGCTGTGGAGTCCTTCGACACGGAACCGTCGAAGCCGAGCGTTATCGGCTCCTTCTTGGTGACGAATTTCTGCCAAGCGGTTTCGAGCTTGCGGGAACCCAGATAACCGGCCATCTCGTCCTTGTACAGGACATGGGATTGAATGTCGGACTCCCTGAGCCAAGCGTTCTGCACGCTGGAAAGATTGTTCAGGAAGTAGCGAATCGAATCTGCGGGATCGGTGTCCGGCTGATAGATCTGGTCAAGCTGACCATCCAACGTCAACCACCCGTCCTTGGACGGGCCAAGCTCGCCATCGGTCAGCGAATAACGGCCATCGGCGCTCAGACCGGTCTTGTTCTCAATCGGCACGTCGGTACCGTCCTTGAGAATGATATGGTCCTTCCCATCAGGGCTTTTCAAGGATTGACCGTAGGCAATCTCAAGAGCCTTGGTCATCTTCTTCTCGTCCGAGAAGTCCTCCACGTCCAACGTCGCGTACACATGGTCGAAGTAGATGCCGGCACGATGCTTGATTCGTCCTGCGGCCACATCCCACGCATACTTGTACGACGCTTCAGCGATACTGCCCTCACCGGGACGGTACATCGTGGAGGTCTCCATCATGAACGTGCCAGCGGTACCGGCACGCTTGCCGAGGTTACGGGCCACGGTCTTGTACACGTTCCACAGCTTCGGCTGCACCATAAGATGCGTCTCGTCGGCAAGACCACAGGTGGTCAGCTTTCCATCCTGACTGGAAGCGCCAGAAGTGATGGGCATGATGATTCCGCCCTCGGGAAGCATGATACGGGTCGTGCCCACATCCATGCCCATGCCCTTCCAATCGGACAAGGGGCCGGAATCGCAGTTGTAGTAGATGGACTCGAACACGTTGCCGGCCTGCTGTTCGGAATTGGCCAAGCACACGACCTCGGGTTGGGTGACAGGCTTGCCCACAGGCTCACCCTCGCGATACTCGTATGTCTCACCCATGAACGTGTAGGTCTCGCCCTCACGCGCCCAATGGTCGAAACGACAAGGACCGAAACCCTCGAACATGCCAACACCAGCGGCCTTGCCCGACTTGTCGCGACCCTTGGCTCGGGAAAGGAACAGACGATTGAACTTGCGTTTGCCATTCCTCTTCAACGCATAGGCGCCGACCATGAACTGGTACTCGTCCAAATCGAAATGCATAGGCAATCCGATGCCGTCGCCACGACCGATAAGCGTGAACGTCTCAATCCACCACACCGCCAGATGACCGAGGGAATGATCGTACTCCCACTGCGTCAGCTGGGGAATAATGTCATGCGCCACCGTTCACCACCCTCAACTGACGGCGGCGACGGTCAACATCCTCCTTCACCGCCTCGCCACGGGTTTCCGGGCGACCGGTTCCGGTACTCATATCATCAGCCTCAATGGCCTCGATCTTCGCCTTGATGCGGGCGGCGGGCGTGATAAGAAACGAGTCCTCACGCTGACGAATCTCAGCGGCCATCACCGCAGAAGGCTTCGACATACGCCAGTAATCATCCTTCAGCTTCGCCAAATCCATCAGCGAAAACCAGTCGGCCTCCATGCCCATGCGCGGAGCCATAGGCCCCGTCTGCATCGACTTGTACCAGCGTTTCGTCAAGTCAAGCCACTCACGCCCATCAGGACGAGTCGCGGGCAAGTCCAGACCCATCACGGTATCAGGACTCTTCAAAACCATATTCCTACCGGCCTTGCTACGACCGGAATGACCATTGCCAGCCATGCTTCAACCCCATTCCGCCCGTTCCGGGCACGCCGAAGCCAAGGCATTCCGCCTACAGGCAACGGTTATGGACTAGAAGTCGGTTCGCCAAAGTCGCCTGACGCGACTTCTCCAAAGGAACCTTCCACTTAAACGCCGGACCATCAGGCCCGAAAGAATCAACATCGACCCTCTTGCCGCACACAGCGCACACGCCATCGCATTCCGCGATGACATCCGCGTCGGTGAACGACTCCACCCGAATATCCGGCTCGATATCCTCGGCCTCGACCTGCTTGACGAACAAGGGGGTTTCCGGATTGGGGGGATACTTCACAGGGTCTTTATCCGACAGCCGCTTGTACTTGCTGCGATGCCTGCCGGAACAGAAAATCTGGTCAACACGAGACGGTTGAAAATAATGGCCTATAGGACACAAACGGGTACGAAACGGGATAATCGGACTCCCCGCATACCGGTCACGGTCATAATGATGACGGCACAAGCCGCGCGCATACACCGTATTCCCGCAGCCGGCCACCATGCATACATAGCCGCTCACTGAAACGCCGGATGCGAATACCATTGCTCTTCCTTCCGGCGTTCACGATTCATGCGCCGCTGCTCAGCGGACTCCTGCGCGGTTTTCTGCGAATGATGGTACGGGCACAAGGCCCACAGATTCGACGGGGAATCATCATCGGGCTCACCGTTCTTCGCGCGAACCTTATGATCGACCTCATTGGCCGAATAGCCGCAAATATGCTTTGCCCCCGTATGCCAATCAGTCACAATCCACTGGCATCGATAGCGGTCCCGCTCCAATATCTGCTTGCGGGTCCGCTCCCATCCGGGATTGAACCGTGCATTACGGTTGGAAGATGACCAAGCCATGATGACTCCTTATATATAAGGGGACGGAACCGGTGGGAGCGTGGCGAGCGAGCATTCCAACGGGGTTAATCCAAATACAAGGGAGTTGGCCCACGGGCCACCGGTTCCTAGAGGCAATCCCGAGAATCGAACTCGAACCTGCGCTTTACGAGAGCGCCGCTCTTCCAATGAGCTAGAATGCCACGCCTCCCACTAGAGGGAGCGCTATTCAGTTATTGCCGTACGGCATGGCGTGAAGCCGCCGCCGGCGACTGGCAATGACCGAGAAGCTGTCACCGTCAAGAGCTGCCTCTTCTCAAGGCATCGCATACCCGGAAAGAATCGAACTTCCGTAACCGGTTTTGGAGACCGGTGCCTGAACCACTCAGCCACGGGCATTTGGGGTAGTCAATTGTTTAGGCTGGCTGACATACCTTGACCAGACAGCGGAGAGAGTGGGAGTCGAACCCACACGCCCGTCAGGGCAGACTGTTTTCGGAACAGTTGCCGCCGCCAATCGGCTGGCCCCTCCAAATCTCGCAACGCATTGCACGATCAGTATGCAACGATCTCCGGGCGCTACCCGACATTCTCTGCAACCAAAGCCGCCTAGGTGCTCAGCCCCAGTTCCCTGCCAGATTCTTGAACTACATCGCGATTGTGGTGCCGGAGAGAATCGAACTCCCAACGCCCGAAGGCAGCGGTGTTACAGACCGCGCGCACTCCACGTGCTCGACACCGTGGAAGCCATCTCAGACTCCCGCCGCCCAGCGAACCGGGGGCACTCCTCAGCCGACGTCAACCCACGCGAAGCGGGGAGTCGGCACACGATGCTGTGCGGAGATTCTGCACGACGCCGGTTCACGGGCGGTCAAACCCCAACCGACAGTCACGACCTTGACCGGCCTTACTGACCATCCTGCGGATGATGCAAGATTTGCACTTGCGAACCTTTTACGGTTTACGGCCTAGCAAGCCGCCGCATTCGTCTACTCTGCCAATCATCCCCGGCCACGCCCCCGGTCCAAGAAAACAACATCAACGCAAAAACGGAACTCCGAAGAACTCAACCTGTATGAATCCTCGTAAATTGTTTTTTGACGGTTTGGTTTTCAAAAAGGGCGTGGCCTAGTCGTGAGAGAGGGAATCGAACCCACAACGCACCGGGTTTGAGCCGGCGTCCTCTACCAATTGGGATATCTCACGCAGATACAAGAAAACCCCGCGACTGCGGGGCCTCGCCTTGTCAGGAATCTGAGCTTCGCTCCATTCCCCGACAATCCATCTACACGATAGTTTACTCACAACAAGCGTTGCGGCAAGCGTTGCAGTGAAGAAAATGTGAAAGAACAGCACTCACCACAGAAGCGAACGGTTTTTCCATAATAGCCCCAGATCGCATCCAGCGGAAGAGCTAGAGTCGCAGCGGCCCCGCGTCTTGCCCGTGGGTACCCTTCCCTTGGGGGTGGGGTGTATGTGTCGGCGTGTCGTAGTGTGGCGCGTGGTATGCGCGCGGTCGTATGCGGTTGTGAGTATGGCCGTGTCTGTGACGCGGCTATCCGCGTTGCCTGGGTGTGAGTGTGACGTGAGTGAGGCGTGGCCGTGGCCGTCTGTGCCGTTGCCTGTCTATCCGTCCGTGTGAGTCCGTCACGTGGTGGTTTGCCTCTATGTCATGCTTGCGTTGTTGAGTGTGGTTGGCTCAGGTTTTGTTTTTGATATTTCTTATTGAGAATATTCTCGTTAAGCCTTTATTTGGTATATAAGGTATATACCCGCGATTTTACGTCGTGAATCGTAAGTTTCGACACGCCGAGGAATGCTAGTGGCTGCAATGGTTTTAGTGGTGGTTTGCGATACCGACTTGCGTTCCAGTATTGGACCGCGTATAGTGATAGCCATCAACCACGGAACACCAAGAAAGGAACCCCGAGATGAACACCACGGAGATTAAAGCCAAAGCCTTTAGAGCGGCGGTAGACCTGGCCACGGTATGCAAGCCCTGCACCTATGACAACGTGCTGGACATCACGGCCATAGCCCTCGGTATCGAGATGGACGACAACGAGGAATACCCCGCCGAGCTCTACCGCAAGTTTGACCGAGTGTGGGCCGAGCTCAACTACTGACAGCGCCGCCGATAGGCGGGTACTGGGTTCGAGTCCCAGCGGCGCACGAAGTCCCGGTGATAGGTGAGAGCTATCCCGAGTGACATGAGAGTTTGAGAATTGAATAGTGTTACCGATACCCAGTCAAGGACTGGTGAGGGATAATGAAGCAAGGCAGAGGTCTTGCGAGTAGTGCGGGGGCCGCTGAGAGAACGCGGCGCGATGGCATCAGAAACTCCGTCTGCGAATAAGCCAAAGGTATAATTAGGCCCACTGAAACAGATAGCGAGGTGGGCCATGGACTACAGGGAATTGCAAGACAGCAAGAATCTGGATAATCAACAGTTAGCCGATAAAATCGGCATACCTCGTACCACGGTATCCAAGTACAAGAATGGGCATCTCGATACAAAAAACATGACGTTAGAGATGGCTGTTAAATGGTTACGTGCGTTGGGGCGGCGCAAGATGGCTAACGATTTATCCGAGATGTTTGCGCTTGCTGAGGCTCCTAGTGAGCCGAAAGAAAACACTAGCGAAAGCTAGGTGTGTGCCCTAATCAATTCTTCGCCTGACTGTGGGCCTTGTACACAGTCGGCCTAGCTCACTGGGTTTATCCCATAGTCTAGGCACTCATAGCGTGTCCCAAGGTGGACGGGATACGCTGGAACCTGTTATATCGAAAGGTGGTGAGCCGTGCCGGTTGGCGATATCGTCGTTGACCCGCGTATCCAGACTCGACATCCCGACGTGTCCGCTGATTCGGTGCGCGTGGCATGGTCGAACGTCGTGCGGTTTATGGCGCGTGAGGATACCGACCCGTTGCGTTATGTGGCGGTTGGATACGACGAGTACGGGCGTTTGCTGGAAATGGTGGCGGTACTAGATGAGTCGGATCGTTGGCATGTGTTCCATGCCATGCGTGCGACGCCGAAGGTGCTGCGGGAACTGAAACTTTTGTAAAGGAGGAAGTGTCATGTCTTTTGTTGCGAAGGGTGGCCGTGTGGTCACTGATGACATGTTGGACAAGTGGGCCGACGATGCGGATAACGGCGAGTTCGGCGGAAGGCCGGGTGCGGTGTATTCCGGGCCTGTCGTCCCTGTCGCTCAGGCGGATGCTGTCAGTCGGACGTTTTCGTTAAGCGCTGACATGTCGGCAATGTTGGATGCCGTCGCTAAACGTCGTGGCGTGTCCGCTGATGACATCATGCGGCACGCGCTGGTGCGTGAGTTCGCGTCAGTGTGAGCTGTTCGGCGTGCTGGTTTTCCGACACGCCGATTTGTTTAAACCAAAATGATACGTTATGCTATCAATTATCAAGCCCAATCGGGCAAGACAAAAGCAAGTTTGAGAACTTAACAGTGTTTCCCTACATGCAAATGATACATTTTGCTGTCATAATTGGTTTACCTACTACTAGAGAAAGCGGGTAAGCCTATGGGACTTAAGGAACTGCGCAAACAAGCCGACTTAACACAAGTTGAGCTAGCCAAGCGCACTGGAATAGCGCGAACAATCATCAGCAGTTATGAGACCGGGCGGCGAGACGTTCGGAACATGACTCTTGAAAACGCTTTGAAGATATCCAGTGCACTCAACTGCCAACCGAGCGACCTGATGCGTTAAAAGAATGCGGCTAAGTAGCGCCAACTACCTAGCCGCGTGCCTTAAGTTGAAAGTTCTCTAACCAATCAATCAAATCGAGGCTGTGCTATCTTAGCACGCCTCACATGGAAGTGAGGAACCATGCGTAAAATTCTGGCGGCTTCAGCCGCGTTAATCACACTTTTCACCCTGTCCGCTTGCGGTAGTGATACCGCGAACATCCCGCAATGTGAGAACGAAGACGGCTCGGGTCAAGCTGGACTCTGCTACTGGGATAGTGCTCGAATGGGCAACGGACGCGGTACCGGCCTGTACATCTACCAAGACGGCATTCTAATCGACGAACGCTACTAAGTCTTTCAATCAGATTCATTCAGTCGCGCGACTGTCTCCGCGCTTCATCAATTCAAGGGAGATTCACAATGTGTGTGGAACTTGTTTTCAGGATTAACGTTGACTGGCATAGGTCACGCATGTGGGGGAGTAACCCGCGTGCCGAAGTCTGGGCCAACCTCGCCGGCATTCGCGGCGACTACACTAACGGTACCGTATCCGGTTGCGGGTATGACAAGGAGAGCGCGGCAGTTGATTTAGCGTTGAAAGATAACCCGCTTATGCAGACACTCATGATGTGGCCGAAACTGAACGTGAACACCGGTTATAGTGGTCAGGTCACGCGCGTAGTCAACAAACTCGATTACGGGTATGAGCTGTGCTTTGGCGGCATGGGCATGAGTGAGTTCCTGGACTTCATGCGCGGCAATGGGTTCGCCGTTGAGGAGATGCACGGCGATATGTTCGACGGGTACACGTTCCGGCGTGACATGCCCGAATCTTTCGTTAAGACAGTTTGACTGCGATAGCGCGGCGCATTAATCCGCGCTTCCCGCCCATTCGGGCAAATTCCGATCAATCAAACCTATAGATCCTATATCACACTAATGGAGGTGTGCCATGCCTGAAGAAATACTGAATCCAAGCGACTTCCACGTTGGCTGGTCGGCCCAATCGTTGGCCGGCGACATCTACGTTATCGTCAAAGCCACTGACAAGACGGTGACGTTCGATAAATACGATACCGTCTGGCTTACCGTTCGGCGTGTCCGGCGTAAGCGTTTCGAGTGGATTGAAGGAGGCTACTTCAAGGACGGTGCATTCACGTTCTGGCCGAGTAATTTTTTCCCGCCTGAGAACGTCTGCAGCCGCAACGATTTCATCCAATCGCATGAGTTTAAGGCGGTGGCATGATGGCACGCTACTTCTACGCTTTCCGCTGGGCTTATGGTATCGGCGCGACATGGGATGATGGGTCATGGCCGGGTGAGCTCTACGTGTTCGAGTCGAGGGCTGAGCGTGACGCTTGGGTTGCCGACGACGTGTTTGATGGCAATTGGCATTGTGAGGCCATTACGGCGAAAGAGGCGCGTCATATCATGGCCGATACTGTTATCGGTTTTGATAATGATATGGCCGCACGGTACGACGGTAGCCGGTCGGCTGTCGAACGGTACGCGCCTACCGCCGAATTGGTCAGGGCATGGCGGCGTATCGACATGCAACTTAACCCAGTTGCGTATATGGGTGAGTGATCGACCATGATTGACCATTACCGTTGCAAGTCGTTTCCCGTGGCTGTTGCCACTCAATCGCATTATGAGGCCAAAGGTTATCCCGTGGAGCTAGTCCCGTGGGGTAGGGGCTACATGGTGCGAGTCCATCGTTAATAAATCGTTGTGGGGCATGGCGTTGTGGCCGTGCCCCTCTTGTTTAAGGGAGATTCAAAATGTCCATTACCGTTAAAGATGTTGCCGACATGGTGGAACGTGTTGACGAAAAACTATCGCCATTGACGCGCTATGACGGTTTCCAACCCTATGAGGGCATCTATCGCCTTGGCGACTGGGGATATGTGACGGAAACCGAATATAACAAGGCTTTCGAGCATGAAGATGGTTGGGCGCAAGACGCTTACATTTTGGACGGTAACGGTGTGAGCCATACCCGCATTAGTCAGCTAATTAACGAAGACGATACCGGTAAGGCAATTTCCGATTACATCAATGAGCGTTTCAACAATGACCAAATGGACGACGTTTTCTACACCGAAGCCACCGAAGAGGGTGAATGCTGAGAGTCTTCTAGCCGCCTACTCATTCCAGAAAATCAATCAAAATCGAATCTTTACAAGTGAGGTAAACCAAAATGAAGAAGCTGACCAATGACCCGTCGCGTAACGTGAATGCCGTGAGCGGCATGTGGGTGCGGTTGCGCAAGGATGGCTCGAAATATGATGTTCGGTATGTGAACGCTCGGGTTAGACGAGTCTGGTCACTTTCCCAGACTTCGCAGGGCACGGCGTGGAATGTTCAGGCCAAGGGAGTCCAGTATGAGGACTTTTTGAATGGCATGAGGTCAAGCTCCGTTGACCTTGAGCATGGTTGGATGCTCATACCCGATTCCGAGCGTATGAAGACAGTGCCGGTGCCGGTACCTACCGGAATGGACGCTAAAACAGTTGGCGGCATTGTCGCGCACCCATCGATCGATGCAAACTGGAAGTGTGAGGAGGAACGCTTCACGAGCAATGTTCAGTGGCCGGTGCCTATGCCCGAGGACGCGATATTGGAAGACGAGTTCATGGATGATGAACCCGCGCCGGATACACAGGAGATTCCCGAAGTGCCGCCGAAGGTGAACAGTTTCGCCGTCTCCTATTGTACGATGCCTGACCTGATGATGGCTAAGGAATGCCCCGAATTGCAAGGTTTGGGCCCTATCCGTCACTTCCGTACCAGCAAGGGCCGCAAGGTGGCCTACGTTGCTTCGGCCAATGGCAGGTGCGTTGTCGCCTACCGTGCCCGTTATGAGCGTGGCAGTGACAGGCAGTTGGAAAAGGCGGTGGCCGATTACGTGGCTACCGTCCGCGACAAGTGGGTTAAGGCGGCGTGACATGAGCGAGATTCGGGAGAAAGCCGTACGCCTGTTGTTGCAGGCGGCTTACGAGATGGCCGCCGATAACGCGGATAGCGTGGCGGATATCTTCGACTGCCAGCATGGTTTTATCGATGATTTACGCCGTCGTGCCATGCTGAAGCTGGACAAGCCATACACCGCGCCGGACTTCGATACTGCGGAACAGCAGATAGCCGAAACCGGTTTGTCGTTGGACATGCTCGACAAGAGGGCGCGTGAGGCGTTCTCACAGAAGTATTCCACCACGTATGACCGGTATGAGTGCGCTATCGGCTGGTGCATCGACGACATGCTGGGGTGGGAATGATGGAAGTCAAGATACCCACTAGCAAGATTCGTGAGGTTCTGGAGTCCTCTGGCTATGCGTATACGCCGGATAATATCGCGGCGGTACGCGCAAACATTCCACTCCACACGTCTGACCTGATTCTGGCGGCATTGAACGCCACCGATTTACCCGACAAGCGGTTTGCTTTGCCACTGTTCTAAGGAGCTTTTCAAATGACCACTTACTATATGCAAGACAAGAATGACTATTACCGTTACACTCGAATCAGCAAGCCACGCGCCTACTGGGAGTGGCTGACCGACGCAGTGGAATGGCTGGTCAGCTGGCATGAGATCAACCCGTGCACGTTCCATCACTGCGGTTGGCGTTTCTGGCACTGGGTGTCCGCATGGGCCTACTGCGAGGCTATGGAAGGCGGCGATATTGCGGAGCAGTCCTATCTTGACTCATTTCGCAAGGTGGAGTATTCCGACAATGGCCGTGTGGCGGTCATCCGCGCCTATTGATTCCTGCCGCCTGGCGTTTTCCCTCACTTCCGCTGGGCGGCATTCCATTTTTCTTTAATCCAATATGGTATATGATTGATACCATCTGTTAACCGTTAAGGAGGTTTATTATGGGTAAGCTGGTCGCCAATATCGATGATGATGTCAAGGCGCGTGCCGCCGCGCTCTACGATTCCATGGGCATGAGCCTGAGCACCGCAGTCAACATGTTTTTACGCCAGTCTTTGGTGGACAACGGGTTGCCGTTCAGGCCGACGCGGCACACGCCGGACGGCTATCCGGTGCCGCCTGTTCACAATGCCTACATGTTCGAGCGTTCGGAGAAGGGCCATGTGATACTGCCCGCCGATTGGAATGATTCGGAGGATAGCGTCTATGACCAGTACGCCAAGTGAACCGCGTCTGTATGACGTGTGGCTGATGTGGGTGGAGTTTCCCGACCATCCCGGTATCGGCAAGCCGCGTCCCGTGGTAATCACCGAGGTTGACGGTGATCTGGTGTCGGGCATCGTGGCGAAGATAACCGGCAACACTGATTGGGATGAGGCCGGCGACGTTCCACTGCTTGACTGGAAAGCCGAGGGACTGGCGAAGCCGTCGCTCGTGCGCTGTTCGCAACGCTTCTATTTCAACAAGAGTGAACTGTTGCGATGGTTCGGACGCCTCTCGTTAAGGGATGCCGAACATGTCAACGACGGGCTGGAAGCCACATTGGATATTCCACCGTACAAGCGAAGCGCATAGCCTTTACCATCTTCATGGCCTCATGGACTTGTTCTATGGGGCTGTTCTTATATAAACCATCATTTAGAACCGTACTATGGGCTTTCTATGGTGCGGTTTTCATATAAATCAGCATTTAGACGGGACTCTGGAGCGGTCTATTGTCCCGTCAATCGTTTTACGGGACAATACAAAGGAAGGTTTTGTCATGGAAGACAAGTTGGAGAATTTGCAGGCGTTGATTGAGAGCTCGGGACTGGGGGATGTACGCCAAAAGGTGCGGGGCATGCCCGAGGCGCGGGTCCTGTGGGTATTGGATGGATATAAGGTTGATGGGTTGCCGTCCGGCCGTGAGTTTTTCGTCGAATGGGATTCGCTGGAGCACGTGCGACACCAGTTGAGGGAGCTTGCGGACGGCGGCTATGATGCCGGCGATGATGTGGCCCAGATGATGAATGACCTTGTGCCTGTCGATACGGCGTACAGTCGCATGCGCAAGGTCCGTGCCAGTTTGAAGTTTTTCGCCGCGATGGCGGAGGGCGACGGTATGGAGACCTACCGTATCTCCCAGCATGTCACGACAGTCGAATACCGGCAGGTCAAGGCCCCCAGGGGATTGACCTTCGCCGAACTGCGCGATTGGGTGGGGGAGAACGGTGACGGCGACCTATACGACGTTGACGATATCGGCAGTGACGTGTTCGCCGCCAGTCGCCAGGATGGTACGGAACTTGATTCCAGGGAGTCGGAATGATTACCGCTGTCTACCGTTATGAGCGTTTCGACCCGGCCACGAACACGGAACTGTGGCGGCGCATACCCGGCTGGAGGTTGCGTCTCATGTGGCTTCAGGCATGGGTAAAGCGCGATAAGGCGGCTCGAATCTCATATCGGGCTTGGCTGTACGCGAATGCTTCGGGCGGCGGTCAATGGTTGGCCGCTGACATGTTGGACTGGAATCAGGAGGTAATCAAATGAGCATCGTATGCAAGACAATTAACACGACCGGCAAGCACCTGTATGGCGTCACGGTGGAAGCGTTTCTACGAAAGGGACTACCATATTTCAGTCTTATCGGATTACCGGACGCAAGCCTATCCGATACGCGAGAGCGTATCAAGGTCGGAATGCAAGCAAGCGGTATCACATGGCCCGACTGTCGCATCAACGCGAATCTTGCGCCGGCGTCAATGGGCAAGGCTGACGGAATTTGTGACCTTGCCATAGCGTTGGTGGTTCGAGGGCTGGCTGAATACAATAATAATCCAGATTATGATCTCCACGTCTACCTGGCTGGGCTTAGGGGGCTTGTGGCTATCGGCAAAATCAATGCCGATGGTGACGTGCATTCCACTCCCATTAGCGCCAAGGACGTAGTGGCCTACGCGGTTAAGCATGGCGCGAAGCGTGTCTTGGTGCCATACTCGAGCTTTCTGGACTATCTCAGCGTTGAGGATAGCGAGGCGACTGAGATTGATTCTTGCATTATAAAAGGCGTTGAAATTCTTGGCATTAAAAATCTGACCGAGGCTTTCTCAGTCGTTGACGGTTTCGGGAACGCCGGCAACTCGGATATCGGCGGTCTGAACGCCAAGCGTATGGAAGCTGCCTTGCATGAGGTGTGGAAATGGTATGACGAAGCGGGGGAGAGCGGGGAAAGCTATATGCTTGACCCGGATAATCTCGCCAAGTTCGCCGCCAACCTATGCAAGGAATACGAAAAACACTGATACACTGGAGGCCGCGGGACTCTCTTGTGGCCTTCTGGGAATTAGCGAACCAAGTACAAGAGGCATGATGTTTCGTCATGCCCGAATATACTTTCAGGAGGAACTATCATGTCCATCAAAACCACCATCGTCCACATGCCCAGCGGAAAATGGCGTTTGGAAACCCGTCAAGGCGCATGGCCGATAAACCGCAATTGGAATGGGTTCAACACGTGGCCGGAATACGATCACAAGCCTACGAAAGAGGAAGTGGATGTGTTCGCACGTGAACTGTTCAAGGCCATGTTCGGTGTGGAGCCGATATTCATTGGTATGGAAGATGACGAATACGAATACGATTCACGTGCCGGTCTTTGACGGATAAGTGGAAAACGTGGGCCCGATTATACGAAAACATGCTTTTCATTCACTGAAACCCGTGAAGATCAATAAAAAATAGATTTTCACGGGTTTCAAGCTATGATAGGCGTGTTATAAGACGCCGCTGCCTCTCAAGGAAGCACACTAGGGCGGCATTCTCATAGGCCAAACCAACCGCCACGGCCTTGACCGAGGCGCGGATAGCGCCGCCATTCCATGCGTCAGTGAAGCTGGTGGGTATCTTGTTTCCTTAGGTTTTCCAGCATGGTTTCCGAACAATAGGGGACTGGCTTACGTTTGACCGTGCGCAGCAGCTTCTCACCGGCCATCGTGCAGCGGCATGGGTTCATCTTGCAGCGTCTGCACACTCGAATGTTCACATGGCCGCCATTCGTGGACGAAAAACCGTACAACATCGACCCGAAGGGAAACTCTTCGGCGGCATTGCCGCCGTCGATGATGAATATGTGTCTCATTGGTATTCCTCCAAACCTTTTGCTTTTTTGCGTGCATGGTTCAGCTGTTCCGCCAATGCGGGCGTCATCGTGGCCAAATGTATCGAGGCGGTCAGCATGTGCACGGTCATGTAGCTGGCAAACGTCTTGCAGCAGGCGATCATATCCTGTTGAAGCTCGGGACGGCTGCGGAACATGTCAGGCTGGTAGACCACTATCTTGCCTAGTTCCGCCAACCTGTTGTTCACGATTCTGAGCTGACTGGGATGAATCTGCTGGCTCATGCGTCCTCCACGATGATAATGAGCATTCTCATGAGATAATGAGCTTTCTCATGACTGGCCCTTGGCTTTTCTCGTGTAGTATTCCTCGGCAGACAACAGTTCCAGAATCGGAGTCTGCTTATTGGCCTCCAACAATTCCCACCATTTCATCCACAGGAACCCGCGTAAGCCCGAATGCCTACTGACCTGATATACGCAATTATCGTCGCTGGACGGCAGAACGTAGTCGTTGACATAGGCTTTGATGATTTGCGTCCACGTCTCTCCCTCGCCAGTCTGGGTACGCGCCCAGTATTCGCCTGGCGAAACCGGTTCTTCAATATGCGGTTTCTTTGGAGCGGGACGTGTCGCGTAATCGAAATCCTCCTCATAGACAACGAGAAACACTGAAACCGGTTCCTTTTCGACTCCCAGCTTCCATGTGGCGGAAACACCAACTCCGTCTCCCTCGACCTTAATCATAGAATGCCAATCAGTGCGGGACTTGAACCTGTATGTGTTCGTGCTGCCTTTGACGTGAATCAAATCGCCGGGCTTCAGGTCATCCCAGCCGACGCGAATCTTCTTGCTCACCTGTGGTCCTCCTTGCCGATATCGCTGAATCGTGTGTAAAGCCGGTCGTTCACGACGTACATGTTGTAATCATCCTGTTGGATGTACCACCAGCGTTTTTGATGGCCAGCCTTCAGATACTTCTCGCACGTGTGGTCGATGGTGTTGTCAGGGTTGACCTTCTGCCTGAACGACAGTTCATTGACCACGTTGTTGCCGGCCACGAGATCGGCTATCCGGTCGATACGCTCCGGCGTGAAATCGGGGGTGACCACGTACACGACACGCACCTTCTGACTGTCGAACCATTTGCGGGGCAATGCCAACGCCACGTCATCGGACAAGCTCGTGGGCCGCATGTGATACACCACGCGGCTGAACCTGATCTGCTGCATGACTTGAGCCACGTTGCGTCTGCATTGGAAGTAGCTGGTGTGCATCTCGGTTTCCGTGAGCCAGTCTCCGGCCCTGTGTATCGCCTCCCGGTAGAAGGCGACACGTTTCGATGCTTCCGGCTCGCGCATGGGGAACAGGGGGTCTCCGCCGCCGCTGAAGCTCAGGAACCTCATGGGGTGGCGTTCGCTTTCACGGCTGATGGTCCGCAGCGTGGCCTGCATGTCTGTCACCGGCACGTTCAATCCGGTTTTCCTTACGATGCAGTAGGGGCATGTCCAATGACAGCCGAAATTCGTGATAACCGAATAATGTCCGTTCATTGTGTTTCTCCGATCAGTTGTTCCATTTCACTCACGTTGTCCTGCTTGCGTTTCAACGCCACGCAACGACGTATCCACTCGTGTTTGCGCTGATAGACGTTGGTTATCCCATCGTTGCCCAACAGTTCGTTGCATGAGCAGACAAGCTGGGGAATATCCGACTCGGTATCCGGTTGCACGGTGGGTTTCTCCCCGCAGACAGGGCATTCGGGAACTGGCACGGCAACAATTGTCCTTAACAGTCTGCAACCGATATTCCACTTCGGAACGTCCTTGTCCTCAAACGGGGCAAACGAGAAGATACTCGCGGAATGATCGCACCACTCCGAGAGCAGCCACACGGAGTCTTCCTGACAGTAGTAGCGGATAAGGATGGCGCCGTATACATACTTCGGTTTGGGTGTGCGTCCGCAGATAGGGCATGGCTCCAACACCGGTGGCTTAGGTTCCGGCTTTTCGACCGGTTCCGGCTCCTCCAAGTGCAGCAGTCGCTTCAGCCAGTTCATACGTTCCTCGATTCCATCGACTCGTTGAACGCCTTCTGGAACGCATAAACCCCGGCTTTAACGGCCTTTTCGACGGAACCGTCGGGCGGCAGCGTCACTGTCACGTGCGCGCGTGGCTGCATGTCGTCGCCTATGAACACGCTGTCCGGTTCCAGTTCGCCCGCCACCGGGACTTCCACGGTGAACGTGGCTAGTTGAAGCGCCTTGGAGTACAAGCTCAATTCCACTTCCGTGGTACCAAGATTGATGCTCATTGAGTAATCTCCCTGTGTCCGAGGAACTTGTTGACGAAGAACGTCTGACCTTTGCCCGTGACTTTCGGCGTCTTGTTGATGGTCGTGTGACCGTCCGAGTGAACCACGGTGGTTTCCTTGATCTCGAACAAGCCCAATTCCATAGATTTCTGCGTGGGCATGTTGCGAGAGCTGCCGGTTTTCATCAGCCATCCGTTGTCCCTCAGCCACGCGAACAAGCGAGTGCCGCCAATATCCACGCCATTGCCTTTCAGGACTTTCGCCAAGTCGCCCACAAGGATGCTGGTCTTCGAGGTTTCCACAGCGTCAGCGAACAACGCTTTGGGACGCATCCGTTCGACCTGTGCTTGGGCCTTCTCCTTTTCCGCCCGCTCCTGTTTGATTTGTGTGGCAAGTCGGATAAGGAAGTCGGGTTCGGTGACTGCCTTTTCCAAAGTCGATTCGGTCATGTACGCGCCATGTTTGCGAATCGATGGCAGCACCTCATGCGTCACCCAGCGTTTGAACTCGCGAGCCTCGGGCTTGCGGCTGCGTAACACGAGGGAGTACAAGCCGGACTCGGACACGAAAACGGGTGCCTTGCCGCCGTTCTGAGCAATATCCGTACTACGGATATTGGTGATTTCATCGGCATCGAGGTATTCCCGAATATGGTTGGTGGCCGTACCGAGAATGGCGCATACGTCCGCTCCAAGGAACCACGGGTTGCCGTGTTCGTCGGTTAGGACACGCACCTGAATGCCGTTGAAGTCGAATGGTTGAATCTGATTGCTCACTTGTCGTCTCCTTCCTTGGATTGGTTTTGCGAAACCTGCATGATCTCCCACACGTCCGCGTCCTCCGACAGGCCGGACGCGAGACGGTAGAAGTCACTGAACCGGTAAAGCGGATTGTTGTACGCATCCTCGCCCTGCTGGGGCAACTGGCCTCGATGTATCCAACTACGCAAAGTGCTGCGGTTCACGCGCATTCCGCACGCCTTGATGATGTCCAACAGTTCGCCACGGGTTCTCACCGCCTCCGATTGGAGGATACGTTTCACCCGTTCCGCCCTGATAAGGGCTACCGGCATACTGAAACCGCATTTCGGGCATTTCGCCGTCTCCGCGTCCGCATAGCAGGAAAGCTGACCCAAGCACTTGTCGGCCGGGCATGGCCCGTACAATACGGTTTCCCCGTCATCGTCCGTGAGGAAACGACGCAGCTTGCGTGTCAGACTGTGAACCAGTTCCGCATACACAGGGGTGCTCGAATGCTCCACGAGTTTCGGATGATCGGCGATACGGCGAACCATGTCCGACAGTGGCGTGGACTCGGGCAGATTGATTTTCAGACTGCGCACCCACTCGTACAACGTGCCTTGCAACCCCGGATAACCGTGGTCATCGTCCGTGTACAGCAGATCATGCAGGGCCTCGCGCAACGGTGCGGGCGCAGTGCCGGATTGACCGCCGCCACCGTTCTTGTGCCCGTAGGCGCGGTTGATGCGATACTCGCACAGGTCGGGCAGACTGCGTTCCAACCATCGCAGGTCGCCGGTCAACTGGCTGGCGTGCTTGTCGCACAGGAGATTCAGATTCGGTTCGACGCCATGTCCGATAAGCGGCGACGGCGCGTCGGTGACGATATCCCGCCAGCAACCGTGGTAGCGGCAGAGCCTCGTAGTTTCAGTGGAAAAAGACAATAGTGACCTTGACCTTCGGTTTTTTGAAGGTCTCGGACGTGTCAGCAACTCCCAATTATGCCATCAAACCGGTCATGATTCAGCCGGACGGCGTGTCGCCAGAACCTCGTCCAACGCCACGCCCAAACCCGGATTGAAACCACCACCCTCACGCCTGCGCTTGGGTTTCGCGGGCGGCAAACGCAACGGGTCACGCGCGGCCAACGCCACCCGTCGAGACTCGTCCGAGGAACGGCCCATCATGCGCTGCCGGCGATACAACCACGCCTGACTTCCCACCAGTCCCAGACGTTCGCACTCCCGGCCTATCTGCGCTTCGGACGGTTTCGCACCGTTGCGCAGCTTGCGGACGATGCCGTTGATGTCGCCGGAACCACACCAGCGACCAGTGCTGTTGTCCGCGTAGAAGCGTCGAACGGCCTCACGCGCCTCTACCGCCGTGATATCCGAACGCAGTTCCGAATGAAACGCATCAAGCTGAACATCATCCCACTGAGCGTTGCCGTGATGCGCGTTAATCAGCGACAACAACGCCGCCGCCTCACCCTTGCTAAGCATTGAAACCTCCCTGCGAGTATCGGGCACGCTCCTCCTCGGTCATGTACTGCCATGTCTTCGCCATGTTCGCTTCGAGATTCTGCTGACTGCGGGACTTGACCGGCTGGACTTGCCGGGCCCTTGGGGTCTCCGGTTTGGGTTTCTCCCAGTTGCGTGCATACAGTTCCCCGCCGATGAACCTGCTGAACGTCTTCACGAACCGTTCCTCGGTGGCCCCGACATACGCTCGGGTTTTGGCTTCAAGAAACTCGCACGGGTCAGCCTCGCCGGCGGCTTTCACGATCTTGGGCCATTCGATTTCCAACTGCATTCGAGCCTGAGATGTCTTCCCATCGAACCTGTTCGTCGGGTAAATACGCTCAAGACTGTCGAGCAGTCCAGCGAAGTCAGGCTTTGAGGGGGTAGGGGGAGTTGAATTATCTTTAGATAATTCATTCTGGTGTTCTGGTGTTCTGGTGTTCTGGTGTTTGTCCCGATTCAGACGTGATTCAGCCGTCTGAAAGTCATCTGAATCGGAGGTTTTTACCTCGTTCTTATTTTTACGGTAATTTTCAGCATTGCTTTCACGCTTCTTTTGTACCTGTTCGCGACTGCGATTGTGTATAAGATAATCGTGAATATAGTACCCGTTGTTCCCGTCCGGTTCGATCATGCCGACATTGCACAGTGCCTCAAGTTCTGAATCGGTGATATCCAGCACGTAAAGCGCATCATCTTCACTGATATGACCGTCTGAAAGATTATCTCCGCAGAAGGTAAGCATCATCGTGAACGCACCTATCGCGCTCGGGCATGTGTGCCTGAGTTTTCGCACCTTGCGATTCATGTAGAAGCCGTTGACAAGCTGGATGTATCCTTTGCGGGCCATCGTTATACCACTTTCCTGAAATCTAAACTCACCAGACTCATTCCGTCTCCTCAATCATGGTTTCGAGGGCAGCGACCGCGTTCTCACTGCGGTTCTCGGCTACTGCCTTCCAGAATTTCGTATGATCCAGGTCATTTCCTGTCCCTTTCCCAAATGTTCTCAACCATCCCGCACCACTTATCCCATGCTTCCTCTCTCGTATCGGCATAAGGGGCTTCCAAGTGGGTGCAGAAAAACATGTAGCGGCCTCTCCATTCGAATATGAGCGGGACACATCCGTAGAGGGGGCAGCAGTGCCGAATCTTCGATGCTAGATTGAACATGTTCGTCTCCTTAAATCTCGTATGAAGTTGTGGCGGCTTCGCCAGTCCGATGGCGTGCCGCTCGTCGCCGTGAGCAGCACGCCGTCATCGAATATCTTCCAGTGGCCGCTGCCGGCGCGTACCACCGTGTAGCCGTGCGAGGCTATCCAATGCATGAGTTTGCGGTCATCTCCACGCGCGGTCATGCTTTGAGCCTCATCTTCAACGCGAGACCATTCTCATGCACGCCACCGTTGTCGAAGCCCATGAAACCGTTGAACAGTTCGTATTCGAGCAGGGCGGTGTCCACGCGGAACTCGTCATACCGATGATTTTTGATGCGGTCCATGACAAGCCTCATCGATGCGGCCGTATCCCTGCGGTCGGCCTGTATCGGAATGAGATACGGCCAAAGATTCCATTCGCCCGGATGATCGTTTAGCCAATGGGCGAAATCAACGAGTTTCCTATCTTCCATCATGTTCTCCTTGCCTTTTCGATGAATTCGCGCAGATACGGGTCATCGATGTCGATGGGGTGGCCGGCGAAAACCATGCCGCCCTCTTGGATGGGCAATGGGGGAGTGCGTTTGGTTTTATGCTCCCTTGCCTATTTCGCGCTTCCGGCTCTATACCGGTCTTGCCGTCCAAGTCGGTTGACGGGCGAACATGATAGGCGGCGAAGAACGGGCCGAGATTGTACGTGTAGTTGAAGTAGCAGCCATAGTCATAGTCAGGGTCGTACCCGTAATCCCAGAAGTTCTCGGGAATATCCCGGCGTACCACATACAGGTCGTAGCTCATTCTTCGTCTCCTTCGATGATTCCATGTCCTGCTATCAATGCGAGGGTCTTTAAGTCGGTGAGCACGGGCTGGTTGTCCATGCTTGACAACGTGTTCAAGCCGAGACCCTTCTGTTTGAACACGACGAACCAGTAAGGTGCGTCAGCGTTACCCGCCTCGGTACGGCCCTCCTGCATCCACTCCTTGAGTCTCCCCGTATAGGTGCTGTAGTTTTTACACTCCAATACGACCGGCTGGCCGTGGATACGCAGACCGGTGATATCGCCCTGGTCTTTCGTCCCATGCAACACTTCACGGTGTATCGTCTGCTCGCTGTCACCCAACCGGGCGCGCAAATAGTTGACCACCTTGGATTCAAGCAGTGTGCCTTTGGCTTTCTGTCGGCTCATTCGTCCATCCACCATTCAGTCGGGTCATCGTGAAACTGGCAGTCCACGCAGTCCCCGAATACGTTCAAGATTCCTCCGCAGTACGGGCAATGCTCATACTGGACGGGCAGATAACTCGGTCTCATAATCAGAACTCCGGGTTGTCTCGTAGTCGTTTTTGCACGTCCCCGCGCATCTGCTCGATCACATCGACCCGAAGTCCGGTAGCCAAGCGAATCTCCTCTGCCGGACGGTTCGAGTCTTCAATGAGCAGTTGCCATGCTTTACTTTTCGCTTTGCTCAACATGAGCCCCCTTCTCCAAATTAGAGCTGATACGCACCCGATAGTCGGTGATGCTCCAAGTCAGATGGTTCAACTGCCAGACGGTGAGTCCAAGAAAAACCAGCAGACAAAACGCTTGAACAATGGCCATCATCGTATTCTTTGACGTGATGCCCACCGCGAGGGAGAACGAGCAAAACACGTCCCACCCCAAATACCGGTACACGGACCATAATCCGGGTTTGCTGCCGTCACGTCGTTCGTAAACCGTGACCATATCCTTGTCACTCATTTCGATTCCTTCTTCTGCTCCTGTTCACGCCACCCCATACGCCTTGCAATGGGTAGCCGCTGATTCTGTCGTGTTGCGCCGCGTACCGTGCGCATTCGCATATCGCCGGACATTGGGCGCAGGCCTTGAGCGCCAATCGTTCCTCGCTGGACGTGGTTGGGAAGAACAGGTCAGGGTCCATGTCACGGCACGCGGCCTTGTCACGCCAGCCGCTCAATTCAATTCCTTCTTCGCGTTTTGAGACTGCTTACGCTCATGATTCCTCCTTGAGCGTGGCGACATATGCGATGGCCTTGCGTTCACGATTCGCGTACCTCTCGCACTTGCGTTTGAGACGTTTGAGGCTCATGGCGTACAGGTAGTCTCTGAAGTCGCCGTCCTCGCAGATTTTGGCTTGATAACGGCCGCAGGTGCCTTCCGCGCCGATATGCGCAACCAAATGGTCTGTAAGCTGAATCTCGTTCATGCGTTTTCCTTTCGATATGGGTTTGGCGTGTATTCGGGCGGTTCCTCGCCGGGCATGGGGTTCATGTTCTTGAGGGCTTGGATATATCCGTTCTCCCATGCCTGTTCGGCTATCTGCCGGTCGTGTTCGTCTATGGCGGGTTTGAAAGCCGCCAGCAACAGGTCTTCGCTGTACAACTCGCCTTGTTCCCAGACGGAATCGCAAGCCATGCGCAGCAGTTCCCTGAAATCCTCGGGAATATAGTCTGGATGAATTGTTTCGTCGTGTCCGCTCATTGTCCGCCTCCCATTTCCTTCTCTCGCGCCATGATCTCCACGTCGTCGGCGAGCATTCGCAGTATGCCGGCGAGCGTGCCATACGATTCGGCGGTCGGATACACCGTCTTGCTGACATACACGTCCCACCTGTCGGAGCCTTGATGATTGTCGGCCTTGAGGATGATGAGCGGGTCGGCGTCGATGAAACGACCGTCCTTCATGCCCCGCACTTTGAGCATCAGACGTATCGAATCCGCCTGCTCGCTCGTGTTGCCCAAAATATCCAGAGTGCTCATCGTCTGCCTCTCAGTTCCTTCTTCTCGTTCGCGATTGATTGGAGGATGGCCTCCAGGTCGCCGAGCTCGTTCCTGCTCAACCGGATGCGGCGGATGCTGTCGCCAGCATGAGTGGCCAGCACCCATGAGCGGGTGCCGTTTCGGCCGTCTCCGGGAATCCAGCTCAGGGTCACATTCCCGCAGGAGGCACCTGTGACCATGCCGCACCGTCGTTCGATCTCCACGTCCGTCGCCTTCATCGTCTGCCTCCCAGACTCTCGTAGATCAACCGATAACGCTTGTCCCCGTTGCACATCGCATTCCAACGACGGATGGCGGCGGCGAGCATCATGTCTTTCGGCCACTCCCACTCCACTGCGGGCTTCGACTTCAACGCGAGAGCATACGGCTTATACCTGCATCCGCCGCACCGGAAGACCAAAGCGGACAGATAATGCTGCTCCTCCCATTTCGCCTTGACCTTGCCCCCGCATTTGGGACACGGGCTAATTTTGTGAAAACGCATCAGTCCATCCTTTCGTCCAACCATTCGATGTCCTCCCAGATCGAGAGCATGACCTGATCGAGAGCGCCCCTACTGCTCAATGCCCATACAGCGCCGTAGTTGGTGCGCTCCCGCACCGCCGTGACATAACCTTTGTCCGGGTAGACGTGGGATTCCGCAATCCAGTGGAACGGGAGCATCCCCTTGCGCAAAATCAAAGTAAAACGACTGTGCTCAACCTTGATGAAGCTCCTCATGTCGCTCATTCCTCCGTTGCCTCCATCGGGTAATTGATGTCCACAAGCAACTGTGTGTAATAGCTGAGCGCCTTCACGAGTTTGAACGGCTTCTGCGTCTCCGTGACTCTGAACGGTGGCTCGTACTCCCACCATTCGCTGCCGTCGTATTCTTCGCGGCGCAGAAAACCGCCATCAGTGAACGCCACGACCAGGTCGGCGGCTATCTCCTGACTGCCGTATCCGTCGTCGTAATCGATGTCGAGCACCTTTTCGGCCTGACTCCACGGAATTCCCAGCTTCTCGTCGCGGGAGCCTACGAATCGAACGTCATCGGTCGAATGCTCGCTTCGTGAGATCGCACTCTTGGTTTCATCTAAAAGATTCATTGTCATTCTCCTCCTTTTCGTTGTTTTCGATTGCGTCCAGCAGATCGTGTTCGGCGAGCATGAGATGCGCCTGGGCGCGGGTCATTGAGTTCAATGTCTGCGGGCCGTTGGCGGCCATCCAGCCGAGAGCATCCACTTTCTTCTCGAGCAGATGGGTCTGCGTCGCGAGTTCGCGCAATCGTCCAACAAGCAGTGCGGTCATCGGCTCTCCTTTCCCTATGCCGGCGAGCGCCGGCGTTGTTTCTTTTTTGGTTGTTGGTGTTTTATTGGTTTTCGTTGTGTGTGGGGCAGTAGAGGTGGCCTCGTTGGATGCCTTTGTTGCCTTCTTGCCAGCCGTGTTGGAGTGCGGTTTGGATGGCGGTGTTGGTGTCGTGGATGTTGAGCCATTCGTTGTCCATGTCGCCGGTGTAGTCGCCGTCTGCTGTGATGTCTCCGGTGTCCCGGTTTTCCCGGAATTCGAGGCTGTTGTTGCATCCGATGGCGTCGCAGCGGATTTCCCAGACGTGTTCTTCGATGGTTTTGGTGATGATTCGTGTAGTGGAGTCTGTGTGGGTTTTGACGCTCATTGGTGTTCCTTTGCTCGTTTCCTCTGCTCGTAGCGGCGTTTCATTTCGCGGAATTCGTTGGGATGCTCCTGTTGCCATCGGTGTTGGTAGTCGTTGACCCGTTTGCGGTATGCGGGGTCGTGTTTGCGTCTCCATTTGAGGTGGCAGTTGATGCATAGACCGTCCATGCGGATATGCCGGCGAGCGCCGCTGATGTCGCAGATGATGCAATGTTTGTCGTCGGTTTCGTCTGCGGGTTGGAGGTGGTGGGGTTCGAGGTTGAGCCGGCATCGGGCTATGTACTTGTCCAGGTTGTTCATGGTTTTGTTTTTCTTCTTCGGAGGTTTTCCTTGCATTGTTTGCAGAGGATCGCGGTGCCGGCGTGCGGCCTGCATTCCTTGCCGCAGTTGGTGCAGTGCAATGGGTGTTTGGCGGGTGTGGAGTGTGGTCGTATCGACCCGGTTTTGGCTATCGATGTGAGCGCCCAATCCAATTGGTCGAGGTCACGGGTCTTGCATGCGTGGCATACCGCGCCCGCCGTCATGTTCGACAATCCCGTGCCGGCGAGTGATTCCCACAACGCCCAGACGGCCGTGTACAGGTCCTCGCCGCCCTTGAGCCTCGCGTAGAGTGGGCTGGCCAGTATCATCCGGGCCGCTTCCATGTGCGACCTGGCGTCCGCCTTCATGCGTTGGCGTTGCTTCTCGTTCGTCTGTTCGAACGTCATGCTTCCCTTCCCTTAGCCGGCGAGCGCCGGCTTGTTTCCGTGTCGGTTTGCTTGCGTGTGTTATCTGGGGTTGCCGTCCCTGTCGCAGAGCGTGTATCCGCCCTGGTTGTCGAGGAGCAGCCAGCCTTGGTGCGCGTCCCATACGGGGACGGTTTCGGGATGGTCTTCGCCCATGCTGACTATCCACCCGTATTCCATCGCCGTTTTGGGATGGTTGTGTACCCATCCGTGGCAGCCGGTGGTTCCCGATCCGCATAAATGGATGAGGTTGGCTGGCAGATGCAGTCCGGGGAACGGGTGGGAGCGCATGTGCCGGTGGTGGAGGCTGTGGCCGCTCCAGATGTGGTCCAATTCGTTGCCGCATCGCAGGCACCGGTAGTGGTCTCGTCTGGCGGTCAGCCTGTGTGTTTCCCTTGTGGGGTTGGTGCGGCTCATTTGACGAGGTTCAGCCATTCCACGTATTCGCTGATGTCCATGTCCAGGCAGTCCGTCACGCGATGTTTTTTCGGCTGCGTGTAATGCTCGTACGGGTCGGCTCCCAACGCGGTTTGGGTCAACCGGATGGCGGTCATGTCCAACGCGCGGTAGGAGAGCAGCTTGTGGAAACGCCCCCACTGGTCCTCGGCGAACAGGTAATGCTCCAGAAACGGCAGGTCGAAGCCCATCATGTTCGTGCCCGCCGGATGCAGCACATGCGTTTCCGCCATTGCCTGCGTGAAATCGATGACGGCGAGCGCCACACGCGCCGTGGAACACAGTTCGGGGCTCGCGTCGATGACCTCGTCGATGAGCCCGTTCGCCTCATGCATCCGATGCGCGTAGGTGAAACCCCGGTCAGTGGGCAGTACGCCGGGCTTGATTATCGACTCGTAACGCGCGTACTCGGTTTTCGCGTCCATGCTCGTGCACCTCAAGCCGATTTCCAGCATCAGGTCGTGGCGCGGATCCGTTCCCGTGGTCTCGATGTCCACCCACAAGAGGGCTTCGGTTTTCCTGGTCATGCGATTTCCTCCAAATCGTCCTTCATGAGTCCCAAGGCGGCGAGCGCTTCGGTTTCGGTTTTTCCTTGGTTGAGCAGTTCCGCCGCTTGCAATGCCAGCGGGTCGTTGTCCGGCGCGTCACGGTTCAGCAGGTTGAGCACGTGCGTGCACCCGTAGCTGTGCCGGTGGGGTTTCCGGGGTGGCGGCGTGGGATGGGCGAAGCCGCCTGCGAGCGCCGGCTCGGTTCGATTGGTGTTGCCGAGTCCGAGTTCGCGGCCGCGTCTCAGCCAGTTGCGGAACGCCGCCGCCGGGTCGGCCGGCAGATGGCCTCCGGCTATCGCATGGTCGCGGAACTTGGCGAGTTCGGCATCCAGGTCGAGTCCGATTTCGTCGGCGAGCTGCCGGTGCGACTGGTCGGGGGTGAGGTTGGCGAGCGCTTGGAGTCGTGTGGTGTCGGTTTTGTTTGCGCGCGTACTCTCTCTTGACGGTTCTATTGACGGTTCCTGTGACGGTTTGGGTGAAGTGGGTTTCACCCCTGAAACGAAGTGGGTTTCACCCGTGGGGTGAAGTGGGTTGCACCCCTCGGGTGAAGTGGGTTTCACCCGTGGGGTGAAGTGGGTTTCACCGGTGCAACCTGTTTCGGGGGTGCAATGGGTTTCACCCCTCTCAACCGTTGCGTTCACTGGGGTTTCGCCATTTTTGGTCTTCGGGAACAGCTTGTAGACGACCGGTCGGCGTCCCTTCGCGTATTTGGCCACGAGTTTCTGGTCGCCCTTGCGGATCAGACGCATCTGTTCGAGCTTCCTCAACAGCAGTTGGATGCTGCGTTCGCTTTTCTCCGTCTCCTCCGCCATGGTCTTCACGCTCGGCCATGCCATACCCTCGTCGTTCGCGTAATCCGCGAGCACGATCAGCAGCAGTTTCGCCGTGCTGTCCCCATGGAGCCTGGTCTTCTTCGCGCGGGCCACGAGTTCGATGCTCACGGTTCCGCCCTCTTTATCTCCACGCCGGTCACATGGGCCGACTCGTCCAACAGACGCAGCATGTCCATGAGCATCATCGGCGTGACGCCCGCACCGACCTCGGCGCGCGAATCAACCACCAGACGCTCCACGCTCGCCGGCGCGTCATCGCCGTTGCGCACCCTGATCGTCACTTTCGTGTTCACTGCTCCAGCCCCTTCCTCTCCGCGTCCGACACCGCGTAGCCGGCCGATTCCAGCACCTCGTAGTAGGCGTTCAAACCCTTGAGGTCGCACTGGTAGGCCTCACGGTCCCACGTGTCCGTGTCTATCGCGCCCTCCCTGCGGGCCAGCAGGAGGAGCAGGAGCTCCACGCTCCGGCGGGAGGGCACCGACTGGCGGCGGCGCAGTTCCGCCGCGTTTTCGGCGACGTTGAGCGTGTACACGCCATGCTCCGGGTCCTTGTCCACTACCGGCAACGGTTTCGCGAACGAGGAGTATGCCTTGACCACGCGAGTCCAGCCGTTCGAGTCCAGGCTCGTGCCGTCCATGTAATCGCCGGCACCCATCAGCTCCAACAGGGTCAGACGTTCCGTCATGTCGCGCAATACGTCCGCCTTCAACACGGGAACGGTTGTTCGGATCCATTCGCGGCGCAGTTCGGCCGACGCCTGGGCGAGCTCCCTGATCCCATGCCGGCGTTCTCGCTCCATCCGGCGTTTCGCCTCGGCCTGCTCGTCGGGTTTCGTCACTGTCTTCCTGGCCGGCGTGTAGGCGACCACGCTTCCCGCGTCCTCTAAGATGCTGATGACCACTCCGGGATGCGATCCCTCTGCCATCCAGTCCTTCCACTGCTTGGAGAACGGGCCCGGATAATCCTGGCCGAAACGCCGCTGCCTCTCGTAGCCTGTCGGGTTCGCCCACATGTCCTCCGTTTTGAGGTTGTCGGGCAGCATGGGCAGATCATTGGATTCGGCCCACAGGAGCGCGGCCTCCACCCATTTGCGGCGGTCGCGCTCACGGCGCAGCCGGTTGAGCTGCCATTCGAAATCATTACAGCCGGCCTTGCTTGCGAGCCGCGCCTGCGCCTTTTCGTCGCCGTCGAACTCCGCGATGTCCTCCAACTCCCTCAACGACAGTTGTGCGAACGAGGGCGACGCCTCGCGCACCGATCGGGGGATGGAGGCGATCTTCAGCCGGCCGCGCACCAGTCTCATGCTGCGCCCGGTGCGTACGGCCATCTCCTTGACCTTCACGCCCAAGTCCAAAAGCCCCTGATAGCCGTCAGCCTCCTCCAACGGGGTCAGGTCCACGCGCTGCGTGTTCTCCACAAGCATCAGCTCGCGTTCCTCGCGCGGCGTAAGCTCCTCGATACGGCACGGCACCATGTCCCGGCCGGCGAGCCTGGCGGCCGCGAGCCTGCGATGCCCGATGACCACGCGATACTGCGGCACGCCGTCCCTGTCGCCGGCCGGGGTGACCAGCAGCTCCTGTTTGATGCCCTGCGCCCTGATGCTGTCCGCCAGCTCCGTCACGTCGCCCACGTCCCTGCGCGGGTTATGAGGGTTCGGCATCAATTGCGATACCGGAATGTCCACGATGGTGATGGCCATGATATTTCTCCTTGCCTAGAATTCGGGGTCCGCGTCGAAACCGTCGGACGGTGGCGCCGGTTGCCGCGAGGCCCACGGGTCCGGTTCCTGCGACTGCTGTTGCTGGTTGAATGGGTCGTTGGCGGCTGGTTGCGGCGCGGCCTGCTGCCAGCCCGACTGTTGCGGATTGCCGTAAGTGGATCCACCCGAATACGACTGGCCCTGCCGGACGCCGTTGGACTTGGATTGCCTGGCCACGGCCGCGACCGCATACCGCAGGCTCGGACCTATCTCGTCCACCTGCAATTCCACGATCGTGCGGTTCGACCCGTCCTGCGCCTGATAGGAACGTTGCTGCAGACGGCCCATCACGATCACGCGCACGCCCTTCTTCAACGACTGCGCGATATGGTCGGCCATGTCACGCCAGGCACTGCAGCGCATGAACAAAGCCTGACCGTCCTCGTACTGGTTCGTCTGACGGTTCCACACGCGCGGCGTGGAAGCAACCGTGAAATTCGCGACCGTCGCCCCGGTGCCGATCGTGCGGATTTCCGGGTCCGCAGTCAGGTTGCCCACAATGGTGAGCGTCGTCTCTCCGGCCATCACCTGCTCCTCCTGAAATGTTTCTTATTCGCGTATTCCACGACCGCCGAGACCCTGCGCGACGGCCGGTCGACCGTGATGACACCCGGCTTCGGCACCAGATAGATGCGGGGGTTACGCATGTCCGTGTTCAGATCGGCGAGCCGCTTGTAGAACTCGTCGATGAGCTCGCCCGGCGTCATGCTCATCCCCTCGTCCGTTATGGGCGCGGTCAACGTTGCCGTGCCCATAACGGCGTCTCCGGCGTTAACGTGAGCCCGGCCTCGTGGATGCTCAGTCCGATGAGGCTCGCCAGCGACTGCCGGGTGGGATATGCGGTCAGGATGTCAAGGTTGGTGAGCAGCCGGTCCGCGACCGCAAGCCACATGTCGTTCGGCAGATCAGTCATACAGGTATTGCTTGTGGGTTCGTTGGTTGCGCTGGTCAAAACGGTTCACCTCCTCGACGCGGAAGCCGAGCACCTGTCCCGTGTCCGGGTCCAATACCGGCACGGGCCCCCAGCCTCGGGTGAGCTTGTTCTGGATGGTTTTCTTCGCCCGCCCGTAGTGTTCGGCGAGCTGGGCCACACTCATGAGATTCGGTGTTTCCGCGCTCATGGGGTTATCCTTTCTGTTGAGAGTTTTTCTTCTCGCCCCCGTGCCAGCGGGGGCTTTCTTTTTTTGAACTTGCGTTCGTGGACGGCCACGGAGTCGAACCGTGGTCCCGGTCTTTGCCGCGCATACATGACCTACGCGATCTTGACTGGGGGCAACCTGCACCGCCCGTGACGCCGGCCCGAATAGTAAACGCTGGTAGCAGGCCGACGCCGGTTCAAGAAAACTGACACCGTATCTGTCAGTTGTTTTTTCAGTTATCACGTGGGTTACCGGTTTTCCTTCCGCTTGGCCGGCCGGGTTTCCACGCCGTCCGGCAAGACTGTTATTCGACGCCCGCCTCGCTCAACACCAGGGCGACCAGTCTTAACGGCACGAAGCCGAAGCCCATGAGCGCGGCCACCCCGTTCTCGATGGGATGCGCGCACCCCATGTGCGACATCACCCAGCCGAGGCAGACCGCGAACACGAGGGCCCAGAAAACCAGCCGGAACGCGAAACCACGAGACAATTCGTCGGGCCTGGGCCTCCTGTAGCCGCTGGCGTGCTGGCCGTAATCCTTGGTGTTCATTTCGAGTCCTTGAGTGCTTGGTTGATTTCCGCTTTCATGGCCTTCAGACCGCTCTTGGTGACCCTCTGGATCGTGTGTCCGTCAAGGGTGACGGAGAAGAGGCACGGGTATCCACGGGACTCCAACTCTGGGGTGCGCGCCACCCGGAACTCACGACAGTCGTTACTGGAAAGGACGGCCATCACGCCACCTCCTTCGCATGAATCTGCGCGTCAAACGCCGCGGAGCGAATGATGTCCTGAGTCGTGATGCCGAGATAATCGGCAATCTTGCCGAGGTCTCGGGTGGAGAAGTCCTTTTTGAAGGAGAAGCGGTCGTAGACATACTTCGGATTGCGGCCCAATGCCTCAGCTAGGCTGCTTCCGTCTTTGCCGCAGCGGGCGGCTTCGGCCTTCACTGCCCGAATGATTCGGGTGGAGGTTTCATCGAGTCTCATATTTGGCACAGTCCAAATAGTGCCATATATGGGACTGCGACACGCCCTAATATGGTCACAAAGTGCAAAAAGTCCCAAAAAACGGTACTTTTATTACATGACCGAGAAAATGGCAGCATTCACCGACCAGGTAATTCAAGCGCTTGAAAACGCGCGCCTTGACGCGCATATGACAGTTAATGAGCTTTTGAAAAAATCAGGGCTAAAAAGATCCAGCTATTTCCGCAAAATGCGCGGAGACACGGAACTCACCACCGGCGACATAGACAAGCTCGCCAGGGCACTCGGGCGCGACCCCATGCTCGTATTGGCCGAAGCCGCAGAACAGGCGCAAGCGCAGGAGTCCATTAACAACATCTTGGAGATGGCGGCGAAACGTGGCGACACCGAAGCCGAACAGGAAGCCTACGAGGAGATGCCATGACGATAAACATAGAACAGGAAGCCAGGCGGTACGCCCGAATCGTAGTGACTGCGATGCAATCCGGTTATCAAGGTCTATATGACGCGCGCACTGAAACCATCTACATAGCGGACAATCTCACGCCGACGCAATACCGATGCGTACTTGCCCACGAAGTAAGCCACGCGAAACACCAAGATAAAGGAGGACACTCGGACCGATATACAGAACAACGCGCAGACGTGGAGGCTGCGCGAATGCTCATAAGCCAAGCCGACTACGTTACTGCCGAAATCCTATACGGCAACGACGAATGCGCGATAGCAAGAGAATTAAACGTAATGCCATGGGTAATCCGGGCATACAAAAACTGGCTGCACGACAGCGTGGCCGCATAGGGTGAAGAGAGCTTATGTTTGGTTTTCTCAAAAACGTGTCGCGTGGACCAGCAACTAATATGGCGAATATTGCCGTTCCGCCCACACCGCAGAACGTGATGACCGGACCCGTTGAGTACAAAGTCTACGTGTACGACAATAGGCCGCTTCTTCGCATCCCTCCCGGGCACAGGTTCCTCACGGGCATAGTCAGGCAGCGGGCAATACTCACGAGCGTCCTCACCGATACTGAGTACGACACCGCAGACGGCGGATATGCGCTCGCGTACAATGGGGCGATATTCGGCGTGCTGTCCTCATGGAAGCTCTGCGATTATCTGGACCGCTACGGATTCGTGTACATCGAATGCGTGTGGAACCAGTGGTACGACTTCCCGCACCGGTTCCCGCTCGTCGTGGCCCTAGGCCGCGAACTGAAGAATGGTGCTGACATAGGAGCCGTCTTTCATAAAACCGTCAGCAAGCATTCTCCCGTAATAGAACGTCTTCTGAATGGCATCCCGGAAGCGACATTGCCGGCCGAAGTCACAGCTCTACCGGTTCCAAAAGGCTCGCAGGCGAAGCCCCATGTGGCAATCACCGTTGGTGGCGAGACGATATGCGAAATCGGCGCACGCTCGTGGGATTATACGAATCTTGCGTCTCTTGTCGGAATGAGAGGAGGCGTGAGACTTCAGCGATGGGTATCCCGATATGAGGATGATGACGATGGCTACTATTACGTGATAGATCTCATCAGATAAGAATTTGCCCTGCTGACGGTGCAGCGTCAGCAGGGCTGACTCTATAATCTGTTTTCTTCCGTTTTGGGCTCATTGAGAACAGATTCCGATTGTCTATATATCGATTTCCGGCGTTTTCGATACATAGAAGAGTAATATTCGTATTCCAAACATCGATACAACGCGAAACGAGGTGATAGGGGAGATGGACTACAAAAGCATCCGGCAGACCATCAACATGTCCCGGTCCACGGAGAAACCCACGGACGCCGCCCAACGCGAATACGAGTCACGGGTCAACGGATGGTCCACGTTCCGTTCCGGAATCACGTTCGACGGACACGAGATGTTCGCCGTATGCTTCAGGGAACTCGGCACGGCCCTCGACACCGTGAGGGAACTCGAAGGAAGCGTCGAATCATTGTGGAACGACCTGCCGAACATCGCCAAACGGGCCTACCTGTTCGACCTCATCGGAGCCGAGGTGCAAAGCACCAACACCATCGAAGGCGTGCACACCACACGCAAGGAGATAGCCGACGCACTGGAATCGGCCGCGGGCGAGGGTCCCCACAAACGGCTGACCGAATTCGCGAAACTGTTCCTCGGACTGTCCGGAGAGGACGGCGAACAGCTCGAACTGCCCCACGAGCTCAAGGACATCAGGAACATCTACGACCAGGTCACCGACGGCGAGATAGCCGACAAGGACAAGCCGGACGGCATACTGTTCCGAAAGGGAACGGTCTCCGTGTGGGACGACGGCAACGGGCGCAAACTCCACGACGGCGCATACCCCGAATCGGAGATCCAGGTGCAACTCACCAAATGGATAACCCTGCTCACCGACTCGAACATACCGCCGGTGCTCCGGGCCGTGATGTGCCACTACGCCTTCGAATACGTCCACCCGTTCTACGACGGCAACGGAAGGACGGGGCGATTCCTGCTGGCATTGCAGCTGAGCAAGCATCTGAGCGTGCCCACCGCGATATCGCTCAGCCCCGTCATAGCCGACGCCAAAGGTCAGTACTACAAGGCGTTCGACGACGCCCAGTTCCCGTTGAACTGCTCCGACGTGTCCCTGTTCTGCTACCGGATGGTGAAGTTCATCATCACCGCGCAGAAAAACATCATCTCCGATCTGGGGAACAAATGGGGCTCCCTGAAGGCCGCCTACGACAAGCTCAACGACTACGCCGAACAGAAACGCCTGTCCGGCGACCAGAAGGACATCCTGTTCTACCTGCTTCAGATTGAACTGTTCGACAACAACCCGCAACCGGCATCTCGCAAGGAACTGTGCTCGTTTCTCGAAGCCGGGAACACCAGGCTCATGAGCTCCATCAACGCGCTCCTCGGCCTCGGCCTCCTGCAGGAACACGGCAAACGGCCGATACGGTATTCATTGTCAGAAACGGCCCACAGGCAATTCCTGCAATAGAAAAAAGAATCGCCCTGTTGATCTTGACCATCAACAGGGCGGGTGAAACATCGACCAGCTTGCTTATCAGAAAGGAGGACGCTTCGTCTTTTATCCTACACGGGGCGAAGCATACCTGAAAATGCTATTTGGAATTACGACCGAACAGGAAACCCAACGCCGTCGTAGCAATCAGTTTGAACACGTCAGAAGCCTTGGAGAGGGAATCGACATCGCCGTTGCCATGCCACACAAACTGCAAGATGGCGAATACGGCAATCGTTATGAGGCAAAACGCCACTATGCCAAGAGCGGCGATGTTCTTGAGATTCTCGATCCACCAATTGTGCTGTTTCTCCGGATCTATTCCCTGAGTCTTTGGCACATTTTCAACGGTCTTGCGTCTATTGCCATCGCCTTCAGAGACATCCTCGGAAGAAGGACCTCCTGGGAAAGGAATGTCCTCATCCGCGTCATCGGGGACAACCGTGTTCTCGTTATTCTCGCACATCGGTCACATTCCCAGCAGATTGTCGAAAGTGTGATCGTTCGCCATGGCGCGGTTGCTGATGAACGTCTTATGCCCGGCCACAGCCTGAGACCATGCGGAATTAGGACGATGCGTGACGCGGGAAAGTTTGACGGCGGACAAGTCGCCCATATTCTCCCATACAAGATTCAAGGCCTTACGCAGGGAGGGACTGCTGGACTCATCCACAGCAGTGACTTTGCCCAAAGCATCCTGAGCATACCTATTAATCGGCTTGCCACCGAATCCTTTGAACTCGTCGTAGACGCTGCGGCAAACGGGCCCATACTGCCAAGGCTGGAACGATTCGGTGAGCAGTCTGCGGCCCGTGTATCTCTGGTACAAGCATGTGACGAAAAACAGAAGCTTCTGGAGTTTCATGGGGGTGACGTGTTCGCCTGTGCCGAATGCGCGGCGCAGGATGCTGTTAGCCACCGTGGTCGGCGTGAGACCTGCCCCGATCATCTTTGGCTCGTCCTGAATATCTCCCATGTTTCCAATTCTAAGATGGGGGAGGACTGAGCCATGGCGAACGTCACCAGATACAAGACCAGCAAGGGTGAGACTCGGTATCGAGTACGATACCGCAAGCCGGACGGCACGCAGACCGACAAGCGCGGATTCAAGCGCAAGATAGACGCGGAGAACTGGGCGGCGGAGCACGTCACCATCGCCAAGGCCACCAACAGTTATATAGATCCGCAAGCCGGGAAGGCGACGGTGGAAGCATTGTGGCCGTCATGGATAGCCGCGAAGAAAGTCAAGTGCAAGGTAAGCTACATCGACTCGCTCGAAAGGGAGTGGAATCATCGCGTGGAACCCATGTGGGGGAGCCGCGAGCTCGTATCCGTCACACACTCCGAAGTGCAGGAATGGGTGGCCGCGTTGACGGCGGCCGGGTCAAGCGCCACCGTGGTATTGCGCGCCGAAGGCATCCTATCCGGCCTGTGCAAACAGGCAGTGCGTGACCGGCTCATAGGCTCCAACCCCTGCGACGAGTTGGAGCTGCCGAGGAAGCACCGGAAGGAGCACCGGTATCTGAGCATGGCCGAACTGCTATGCCTGGCGGAAGCGTCGGGCTGGCGCAGACTCATTGTGCTGGTCCTGGGCTTGACCGGCATACGCTGGGGAGAGCTCGTGGGTTTGCAGGTCAGGGACGTTGATTTGCGACGCCGCCGGCTGTGGATACGCAGGAACGCCACCGAGGTGCAACGTGAGATAGTGGTCAACACTCCTAAGTCGGACAAGTGGCGTCAGGTCGTGTATCCGGCAATGCTGGACGATGACATGCGGGCGTTGTGCGAGGGCCGCAAGCCCGACGATATCCTCTTCGAGGCTCCGGGCGGCGGCTACCTGCGTCGCACGCATGGGCCCAACACGACAAGCTCGTGGTTTTACTGGTCTAAGCGGCGCGCGGGCATCGAGGGCCAGATGACCGTGCATGATCTGCGGCATACCGCCGCGAGTCTCATGGTCAAAGCCGGCGCGAACGTCAAGGCCGTGCAACGCCAGCTCGGCCACGCTTCCGCCGCGATGACATTGGACGTGTACGCCGACCTGTTCGACGATGATCTGGACGCGGTGGGCGAGGCTGTGAACGCGATGCTGCTGGAGAATGTGGGCAAAATGTGGGCAAGGGATGCCGGTGAGGCCGCGTAATCCAAGCGGGAGTAGGGCTTTCGGGTTTGGTTGGCCGGGGTTCAATTCCCCGCGCCTCCACCAATTCGCTTCGGCGGAAACAAGCCGCTTGGCTTTACGAAAGTAAGGCTGAACGGCTTTCTGTTATTGCTCCGTTGATTCCTTGTTTTCCCGCTATTCTCTCGTGTCGGATATGTCAGTTGGACGAACTTGCGGGGAAGAAACGATTTAGACTTAGTTCAGGGCTGCCGATTGCACGATGCGCAGAGGCTATTACGCTACGCCGTAATCAGGGAGGATATATGCCGCTGGAATTGGTCCGACAGGATATTACGAAGATGAAGGTGAACGCCATAGTCAATGCGGCAAACACGCAGCTCGCCATGGGTGGGGGAGTGTGCGGCGCGATATTCCGCGCTGCGGGAGTCTCGCGCATGGCTGCTGCCTGCGATCGGTTTGCTCCCATTCATACCGGTGAGGCGGTTATCACTCCGGGATTCAATTTGCCATCACGCTATGTGATTCATACCGCAGGCCCGATATGGCGAGACGGCAAGCATGATGAAGAACGTCTGCTGCGTTCGTGCTATCGCAATTCGATGGAACTCGCGGCACGGCAGGGGTGTGCCAGCATCGCCTTCCCCTTGATTTCCAGCGGTATCTATGGATATCCGAAAGCCGAGGCCCTTCATGTGGCCCTCGATGAGATTCGCCGATTCCTGGGCGACGCAGCCGACTCCGGACACGATCTCGACGTATACCTATGCGTATTCGACAAAACCGCTTTCGAAATAAGCAGCAGTATTGACAAACGTCTTCGCGCATATATTGATGATTATTATGTAGCGGAGCATGAAGATACGCTAGGAAGCAGAACGTATGAGCTGCTTGCTCTCCAACGGTTTTCGGATAATAAGCCGAAGGCGGATAGGGCCGTACCTTCCGGCGTCTTGGACATGCCGGATTTCCTGGGCGATATGGGTGAAACGCCTGTCTACTCGGCGCCGTCGGCAGCTCCATCGCCGAAATCCGCCGGGCATGTGGATGATGCGGTGCTCTCCAATCTGGATGAACCTTTTAACATCATTCTCTTGAGGCTTATCGACGCCAAAGGATATTCCGACGTGGAGGTATATAAACGAGCGAATATCAATCGTAAACTGTTCTCTAAAATTCGCTGTGGCGATGGCTATATGCCCAGCAAGAAAACGGTTTTGGCACTGGCCATTGCCTTACGGCTGAATATTGACGAGACGCAAGATATATTGGCGTGCGCCGGGTATGCGCTGTCGCACAGCGTGAAATTCGATGTGATCGTGGAATTCTTCATCGTCCATGAGATGTTTGATGTATTCACTATTAACGAGATGTTGTTCCGATACGATCAGCCGTTGCTTGGGCAATGATGCGGAGCGGTACGCTCGTCTCCTGACCTGCTGCCGATACGCGGCATATTGTCGCTTGCCAAGCGACCTAGGACTGGTCCCATGATGCGAAGCTCATTGATATCGCCGACAATCCGGCTGGCGAATGAGCGAAAGGATCCATCATGGGCAAGAACGACAATGGCAATAACGGCCGTACGGAACTGGTGTTCGTCGTCGACAGAAGCGGGTCGATGGGAGGTCTGGAATCAGACACCATCGGTGGCTTCAACAGCATGCTGTCCAAGCAGCGAACAATTGCCGGCGAGTGCAGGGTAACGACCCTACTGTTCGATCATCGAATCGAAACCTTGCATAATCACCTCGACATCCGCGAAGTGAACGATTTGACGAGCCGGGATTACTGGGTGCGCGGTAGCACTGCGTTGTTGGATGCGATTGGGCTGGCCATTGACCGCATGATCGTGACGCAACGACATACTGCGGCAGCGTACCGTGCTCAACATGTGCTGTTTGTCATCATTACTGACGGGTATGAGAACGCGAGTCGTCGATATTCGTTGCATCAGATCAAGCAGATGATTACCTATGAGCGTGAACGCTATCATTGGGAGTTTGTGTTTCTGGGCGCGAACATCGACGCCGAACAGACGGCTGGCGATTTTGGTATCTCACCGCGATGCGCCACTGATTTTCATGCCGATGGACAGGGAATCAAAGCCTCGTTTGAGGCCGTTGCCTGTGCCGCGACCGCCGTGCGCGGAGGTGCTGACCTTGAGGACCTCAACGCGCCGGACTTTCTTGGTGGTGTTCGTGATGACTATCGGTCTCGTCGTCGAATGAAGTGGTAAACGATGAACTGCAGTGCAGGTATTGCCAGTCACCAGTCGGTTGCGTACGTTATCGGCTGGTGACTGCACACGTTGTACTGTAGAGAACCATGAAAGTCGTATTGCAACGAGTATCCGAAGCGTCCGTGGACGTGGTCAATGAATTGGGCACGCTGGATCCC